TATCGCATCCCAAAAGTTCATGTTTGAGTGTGCACCACCTCCACCACCACCTTGACCATTTGCACCTCTGCGATGTCGAGGGATGTGAGATCCTTTTCCGGGCGAAGGAACAATCCCATTTGGCCACTCCGCGGGATAGATCACCACAGTTGGTCTGAGTTCAACCGGAAGTCTACGAATCGTGTCGTGCTCGTAGAGGAGCTGCTCGACCACCTTGTTGATCGGAACGTCCGTGATCAGACGATCCAGAATGTGAGTTCTGCGACGACGTGCGGGCGTGTTCGAGGTGTGAGCTGCACCAGTTTGCGGGGTTGTTGAGTGCGCAGTTCTCTGAGGACGTGCGGTATCTCGCTCCGAAACGAGCGGAGAGTCCAAGAGGATTCCACGAAGGTCTCTGCCCTCAAGATGCACCTCAGAAGCACCTTCGTTGTGCTTCACGGACCAGTCATCCACCGGACCAATCATGACAAGGAATTCCTCGTTCATGGTCCCATCAGCCTTACGAGTCTGGAGAATGCTCCGACGAACACCGGGCCTTACTTCTCGGTTCATCCCATCCGCAAAGTCTGCTGCGGAGACTGTGCCGATGTAGATCTCGGCAGTTGCAGCGACTACGGTACGAGGATCAATAGGCAATTCGCGGTAGTCAAACACCAGCTTGTAGGTCGCCGCTTGGGTGTGACCCTGTAGCTGGATGTTGCACTTCACTGGAACCCTGTTGAGGATGAATGCTCCCGAGTTCTGCGTGCGAACGAGGTTCTGGTTCTCAAAGCCATGAGCCTCTTCTGCACGGATGTACAGTTTAGGATCGATCGTGAGCTGAAGGTTCACAATACAAGACGGATACTGAACTAGCTCTGAATTTCCTGGCATGTAAGCCACCCCCATTTTCTACCGCTGTGTATCGCGTAAATTGTCTGCCAACTTACGTTGTACAACTTTGCTATATCTCTCATGTCGCTGAGTTTGTGACCTTCCAGTAGTTTATCTTTTATTTCTATAACTTGAGCCTCATTCAGCTTAGATGTGCCGTTTTTCACTCCCCTGCAAGTGCGATTTCTGTTTATTTTGTCTTGTTCATTGTCATGCTGATTGCCAGCATACAGGTGATCGGGGCGCACGCAACTTCCGTTATCACAGGTATGGAGTATCCACTTACCGGGTGGGATTGCTCCATGCGTAATCAGGTAAGCATATCGGTGAGCTTGTATTCTTCTGCCTTTGAAGAAAAACTGTCCATGACCATGATGCAGTTTAGATCTTTTCCATGTCCAGCACCCTGATTCATCTTTTGTAACCCCATCCCAGAAATGTTTTTGGTAAAGCTCGTCACTCAGATGTGGCCTTGACATGAAAATTACTTTACCCAACGAATACACGCTATGTCAAGGGTAGTGAACCAGTTCGTTCGAGGTTGGCATCAGATGATCTCCTCGTTTACACGATCCAGGCGAGGGATTGCAATGGTTTGACCCGCGTAGAGCTCTGGGCTCGAAAGACCGTTGTAGATCATGATGGCTCTCCATTCGTACGGAGTGCCGAAGTAGAGCTGGCTCACATCGCGAAGGTCTTCACCTTCTCGCGCCTTGTAGGTTCCAAGCGTATCGCTCGTGGACGAAGACATGGCTCGCTGGTGTGCAAGTGCAGCGTCTCTCAAACGACGAGCATCTGTGATGAGCTCCCGCTCGTAAAGCTGTGCCTTGAACACTTGTTCAGGGTCGATCGAATCGAGCCAGTTCTGGCGAGCTTGTTCCCAAGGAGAAGCTGCCAGATCATCAAAGTCTGGCATGACGCCGACAAAGCCCTGAGCCTGGATCTTCTCCGACACGGTATCCGCGATGTTACGAATCGATCCAATTGCAGCGAGGATTCCCCCCGATAGCTGGCTTGGAGAAACCGAATCAATCGTGCCCGATACGGACTCATCAATGTCATACGTGAACTGTGCAACCGCAGCAATGTTGTTGCGCAAGTCTGTCATGAAGTCATTCGAGAGCCTTCGTGGTGCATCAATTGCACGCGCAAGCTTCGCGAGCTTATCCCGCAGCGAGGATCCGATCTCACGCTGCCCCGCAGGGGGTCCAAAGAGGGGAGAGGTTTCTACACGAGACTTCGATGTCCAAACGAAGGACATCGACCATTCGCAGTCATGGATGTTGTGCCACTTGTGTGTGAACTTCTTCATCACACCACGACGCACCACATAACCCCACGAAACCTCGAGGACTTGACCTTCCGATCGGATGGAGTCGAAGAGTGCTACAGCATCCGCCACTGACGTGACAGGTGTAGCTTCTCCAAGCTGAGCTCCATTCCTGCGACTGTACAGGTTGATGGGTGCAGTTTCTCCGGTGTTGTAGCCGAGATACTTATCCTTCCAGAACCCATCGATCGTTGTTTCTCCCTCTGTTGGACCTTGCACCGTTGCAAAACCGTGAGGGTTTCCTGCGGGAAACGTCACCTTGACGCGCTGCTCGCCTTCCCAGGTGATCGGACCATACGGCTTGGCTCGCTCCGTCAGCCAGACGGTGCGCTTTCTTCCAGAAAGCTCCTGAATCTTGAAGCCAGGAACCTCAGAAACCTGAGCAAGTGATCGTGTAGTAGGTGTGAAGGGCATGTGCAGATCCTATCAGGCGCTTGTGAAAGCAGGGGCGAATCCAGAAGAAAGCCGCTGAGATGCCATTGCTTCGAGATCCGAGGCAAACGCCGAGGCAACACGATCGGGATCAAAGCCTTCCGCAAACCTCTGAGTAATATCGAATCTGGAGTAACGGAAGTCCTGAACAGCGTGAGGGCGGTTGGTGCGATCTCCATGTCCTGTTCTGCCAAGATTCGCACCGCCTTTCCCGATCTCCGAGATGCTCTTTTGGATTGCAAGCATCCAATCTGGGATGGCGTTTGTGGATTGTCGCACCGCGCCCTCTTGAGCGCGAGCAGCTTCGCCCATATGACGACCCGCAAGATCGAATGCGGCACTTACCCCCTCTCCGACACCGGCCAGTGGATTGAACACACTTCCGATAACACCAGCCACGGTTTGAAGGACTTGTGCAAGTGCAGAAGTACCTGCCATCAACTCTTGAAAGTACCCGATTACAGCTTGAATTCCAGGTGCTACAAACTGGAAGATCGCAATCAGTTGGAGGAACGTCGAGAACAGCGGCGACAGCATTGTCAGAGTTGGTACGAGCAAATTGCTGACATAGAAGGAGATGATGGAGAACACCATCCCACCCTGCTGCCACAGCATCGAAAAGAAACTCTCAAAGAATGGGAACATCTTGTTGAAGACTGTTCCCATTGCGCTGAAGACGCTTCCGATAACTCCATAAGCTGTAGTCGCAACGCCCCAGAAGAAAGTACCGATTGCGATGACCTTATCAACAAGGAACTTGAAAGCTGGCCATACGTAGTCCGTAATTCCAGACCAGATGAGCCTGACGGCACCTATGAACAAGTTGCCCGCAACCCCAAAAGCCGAGCGTAGGGGTCCATAGATTCGCATCAGAACTGGAAAGAGCTCTCCTGTTACGAAGTTGGAGATTCGTGCTCCGAAGTTCTGTAGCTCCGGGAGGATCCCAAGCATGAACTTCTCTGCTCGCATGATGGTGTCTGTGACCTTATCAATCGCACCCGCACCAAGCTGCGCAAAGTACCTGCCGATACCTGCAATCACAGGGTAGAACGCGGACAACTGTCGGTTGACCTCGATCATTGTGCGCTTCCAGGCATTGAACAAAGGCTCGGAAGCCTCGAGGTAGAGCTCGTGCTGGAGCGATGTGAAGGTGCCCATGATTGCCTCATAAGCATCTCCAGTTGCGTCCATCATGGGCTGCAACTGCCCTGCAATGTCCTCAAGAACCTGAACTCGTTGCTCCTGTGTAAGTCGGTTGAACTCTGCGGGAGTGTTGATTCGCTTACCCTTGAATCGAGCATAGTTCGAGAACACCTCGGTCCAAGAGCGATCCACGATCGAAGAACGTCCTGTAAGGGCCTGTACGATGTCTCGGCTTGCCTGCGGCGCATCAATACCCGCCGCAACAGCACCAGCCGTCAAGTAGTTCGAGAGGTGCGTTGCGCGCTCGAGAGTCATCCCCCGCACCTTCGCCATGTGAGGTAGCGCTACTGAGAAGGTCTGGAGATAGTCATTCAGCTCGCCGGGAAGCAAAGCAGCGTCCTTCGACATCTGTCGAACGATGCCTCTCGAGAACTGGCGAGCATCGTTGAACTGCCGTTGGTAGACTTCCGTAAACTGAGCAGAGCGTTGAGCTTCTGTTGCTCCGGGCATCGATCTTGTGATGTCACGGTTGATCTCTGCGACAGTCTGGCCGACGTAGCCATACTGACGAAGCGAGCGAGAGATGTTGTTGAGCTGCTGCTCTCTTCCAGACCACGCACTTGCGATGTTCTGAAGAGGTGCAACAAGGGCTGAAAGGCTGGCTTGTGCAACGCTAGCAATCTCGGTCACGGACCAGAGACGTGCAGCGATGCCTACGAGGCCAGACGATACGCCCCCGTCGATGAATGAGAGCTGGTAGGCAATCGCCTGGGCCATCTGTAGCATGGGTCAGTCCTTGTTGATTGTGTTCTCTTCTCCGATAAGCTCCACAACACAATCGATGAATTTGTGGAGGTCTTTGGAGGGCATCATCATCGCATCGACAATGCCGATATGTCCATACCGACAAGCGATTGCGATCTTCTTCCAGAAGTCCTTCTGGTACTGCTCAATGTCGATGGACCTTGCGGCGAAAAGCCACATGGGCCACGACACCTTCATACGGTGCTCGCCTGCACCCCTTGGAGAAAAAAATCCAGCTCTTCACGCTTTGGGTTCGAGATGGTGCTGTATGCGATGGTGAGTAGAGCTCGCCCTTTAGGTCCGATCTCAGACATGAACACATCGACAGACTCGTCGGCTGCACTGAGCTTTACAACCGAACCATCTGCCTTCTCTGCCTTGATGAGCGAAAGCTTCACAAGGGCTTGCTGAAGAAGTGCAGCATCCGTGCCTGCTGCGGAGATGGCTCGCGCTTCCATGCTTGGTAGAAGCTCGCGAAGTGAGATCTTCGAATACCCGCCAATCTCCGCTTGAAGCGAAGGTGGGACGGGGAATGTGAACTCGGTAGCTGGCCGATACGACTTTACGCTTAGTTGATCTGACATTGGTTACTCGCCTTTCTTGAATCTCACGTTAGGACAGCAGAGGCTTCCGAGCAAGCTGCTTCGAGCTTGACCGTCACGTAGTCGGTGCGGTTCCCGGCGTTGATTGGGAATGCACCAAACTCCACATCACGAAATGTGACACGAGCCTGCTGTCCGTTTGGATAGGTGATCGTACACTTGATGTTGATCCTCGTTCCAGGGGTGCGACGACGTGCCTTGTCCACCGCGCTCTGGATCAGCGAGAAGATCTTGTTGTTGTTGGTGTGGAGTTCCATGTCGAGCTTGATGCCCTTGAACACGGAATCCTTACGGTTCGTGGTTTCCCCAATGTAACCCTCGTCCTTGATCTCAAGTTCGTACGTAAACGAAAAGCTTCGTACGCAGTTAACTTCGTCAAGAATGTCCGAGTCCTGAATGATGATTACTGACACATTCTGACCCAAAACCCTTTGACTTGCCATTTCCTCTTGTCAAATCCTCTCTGTTTAGCTACCTTCTGACCATATGCAACGACTTGATTTGACAGGTCAAAAGTTCGGTAGACTTACGGTGGTAGAGTACATCAAAAAGGATGAGAAAGGGAAGATCTGGTGGAAGTGTATTTGCGACTGCGGAGAGTCAATCGAAACCTACACGCTGCTCCTAAGATCGAAAAAACAACAATCGTGCGGATGCTTGAGGAAAGAGACATCATCCAAGCACTGCGAAGGTATGACCAAGCACGGGCACTACAAAGGCAACAAACCCACGCCAGAGTGGTCTGCTTGGGCGGCGCTCAGAGCTCGTTGCTACGTTAAAACACACAAACAGTACAAGAACTACGGGGGCAGGGGAATCGCTGTTTGCGAACGCTGGCACACCTTCGATAACTTTCTGGAAGACATGGGGAAGAGGCCAGACAAAGGCTACTCAATCGATCGAATCGATAACTCGAAAGGATACGAGCCGGGAAACTGTCGGTGGGCAACTACCACCGAGCAAAACAACAATATGCGAACAAATAGACGAGTTTCTTACAACGGCGAGGAACTTACACTGGCGCAGTGGTGTAAAAGACTTCACATATCGAGGGGTCTGTTGAAAGCCCCTTTGCAACGACTTGGTTCTTATGAGAAAGCTTTGGAGGAGATTATTGGCAAGCTCAAAGAACTTTGAGAAGCCATCTATATCTCCTAGAGAAGAAGCGCCCTATTGTATCGCACCGGGCCAGTGCGCTTGTGGTCCGCAGGCGAGATCAGACCACAGAGGTTGTTACGGTGTCTGGGCCAATCTCCGTAGCGAGGACCAGATCATCGAGAGTTGAAAGCATTCTCACCTTTGTCTTCACAACATGCACCCCTCTTGCGGTGAGTGCTGGTGTGTTGAGCGTCTTGTCGTCCAGCGAATAGCTATCAATACGCTGCGCTTCAGGGTTGTTCTCCGAGAGAAGGTCGCCAAGGAAGGCATCAAACTCGGAGAGGATTGCATCCTTGAGAGACTCACGAAGCAGGCGCTTGTTGAGCTGGTTGCCCCGTGCTGCAAGCGTATCCTGAATGAAGTCTGCCATTCTCCGACGATTGATGTTTGTCTCGCCTGCCGTTAGAGAGGTAGTTACACCCGATTGGATGATCGGTCCCACAACCCGATCCATGCGAAGTGCGGCCACGCCGTACTGCTTGAACAGCTTATAGGTTTCCATGTCCAGAGACGGTGTGCCCCTCTGGTAGCCAAGGATCGGAGAGAAGATCTGCGGAACTGGATCCGATGCTTGGCCTGGGTTCAATTCAGGTTGCAAGTTGGACAACAGACAGGCAAGCCAAGTATCCATCCCCACATCGAGAATTCCATCATCTGTAGTCGTACCATCTGGACAGGCAATCGAGTAGCCAACTGCTTCTGGGATGTAGGTACGGCAACCGGGCCAGGAGTACCAGACACGCTCGTTGCGCACCGCGCCACCTGTACCTCCGACACCCGGAGCCGCAGATGCAAGCACCGCAGCGATCGTAAGCGTAGACAGGGTTGGAGACACAAGCGCACAGCGGCTCATCCCACGCGACGTGGACGTGAGTACGTGATTGTACAAGTACGATTGGATCGTCGCATCCTTGCGTGCGCAAGTGACAATCGAGATCTCGTTCGTCGGATAGTCATCGTTCAGGAGTGCGTTGATGGCATCCAAGTAACGATTCCGCATGTCGGATGTTGTGGATGGGTTCGCTGCATGAAGGTCCGCATCGTAGGTCAGAGCACCCGAAGGGTGCGTGTAACCTGCGAGACCCGAAAGCTCGCTCCAATACGTTCCCGAAGCTGCGGTAGGCGCAGGAGAAGGTGTCAGTGCAGTGCCAGCGCTGATCGTGGCCACGGTTGGACGTGCCAGAACCGTGTAACCACCCGCCTCAGAGAACTGGTTCAGAGGGCCAGAGTCCGCGTCCGATCCTGCGTGAACACGGTAGGCAAGTGCAGAGCCAGCTTCCCAATCCGATGTGGTGAAGTTCGCGCCATTCTGCTTCTGGACTGTGATTTCCAGTCCGTTCGCATTGACCGACACGACACGGAGAGTGCCCGCTCCTGCGCACAGAAGGTTCTGCGAGAGTGCCGCCGCGTTCAAAGAGCCCGGAACGACAGCATCGCCCTCGACCACACCATCCGAAACAAACGAACCTGCGGCTCTTGTGATGGTTACGGTTGCGGCTGGGAGACCAGAAGTAACCGTCGTACCGTCCACACCCGAACTCTTTGGCGAGCTTCCGGTGAAGTCCACGCTCTGCGCGAGCTTCAGATAGTTCGAGCTGTTGTAGAACTGAGTACCCGCCCAAACGCGCGCAGGGGTCACTGCAACAATTGGAATTACAGAAGTTGCGGAAGTGTTGGTAGGGAGTTGACGCCAGATGCGAATGCCGTACTGAGTGCCCGATCCCTGACGAACAAGGTCCACTGGAACCACCACAAGCCTCGAGAAACGCTTGTTGCGAAGTTCCACGAAGAGGTTACCCATCTCCGCACCGAACTTGCCGAGCGAGCGATCAAATGGGCCGATCTTATCGAGAAGATCTGAACCACCGTACACTTCCTGGGGTCTGAACTTCGAGATGACCTCTCCCGAGGTGTTCACTGCGCAGCAGTAACTCATGTCGGAACATTCACCGACGACTGCCACAACACCATAACTTGCCCCGCGAATTGGACCCGGAGAGCGTTGATCCACAATGACAACGCCCTCAATTGCGGTGATCTCTTCGACACCGGGAAAGTATGTGTACTTACGAATAAAACCAGCACCAGCCATGAGTTACTCCGATTGGGAATTTATCCCGAACTTGTTACAACTTCTACAAGAGCTCTTGGGTTGAATCGCGGAAGAACAACTCCGCGAACATATGGACAGGCAACTCGTACTCTTGCGTTGAGCTTTTTGTATCTTCGCTCATTATCAGCCGAGATGTCTTCGTATGCAACAGAGAGCAATTGATATTCTGCTCTTTGCCCATAGTAGTGAGGCATGTCAAGCATGAACCCGAACATCCATTCGACCGGGTTGAGTGCATCCTCAAGGCACGTAAGACACTGCTCACGAACCCCCTCATCGTTCGTCCAGACGTGCAATGTCAGTTCCATGCGAAGGTCTCCTGCGAGGAGGAGTGCAAACTCACCTTCCTGGTCGTGGATGACTTGCTTGTCCAGCACACCATCTTCCGTTCCGTATTGGATGTCCCCTTCGGGGTAGATCCCAACACTCGGATACTCGGCAAGGTCTTCTGGATCCGCCTTCATGGCTTTTACAGCAGCAAACTTGAAGTGTGTCTGACCATCGATCGGGAATGTGACCGTTTTGAGGTACTCGGCGAGTGCAACAATAGGAGACTTGCTTGCGGAGTATTTCCGGTATCGGGTGGGGCTAACGTGAATGTTAGGCTCTGTAACGAGGAGACTCATTTTGCAGCCTTTGCTCTAGCGCGTTCCAAGGCTTCCTGAATTCTCTTGTTGAAGATCTCCGCAATACGATCCGAGCTTTCGCTCACAATGCGACGAGGTTGGAAGCGCCAGCCCTGCCGCTTGTTGATTGCGTGCTTGATCGCCTTGGCGACTTTACGAGCCTTTGGACCGGCCACACCGAGCTTCTGGTTGACCCACGCTTCCAAGTTGATGAGAGCATTGGGTCCGAGCTTGCGTGTCGTGGCGAGCACACCATACTCCACAGGACCCGCGTGCTTCACCTTGTTGAGCACCTTTACGGTCATGGCGGTGGGGGAGTATTCAAAATCCCAACCTGCCTGGAGCTTGCCTGAGGCTACGGCACCCGCACGCTTTGTCTTTGCAACAAGCACGGTTTTAGCCTGTCGAGCCGCTTGTTTCATTGCGGCTTCGATCTCCTTTTTGATGGAGATTCCGAGCATTCTTTCAAATGCGCCCACCTTGTTGATGGGAACTCGATACGTTAGGCTCATCCTGGTCTCCCGTCATGCTGGCGGTCGGAGCCAGCTCGGATCAAGTTCACCGACCATTGCAAAGATTCTGCTTTGAAGCTCGGCACACCCTTCACCATGAAGCGTCTGCGCTTCTTGAGATCGGAGACATCGCCCTTGTCGAGCCTCACTTCCCAGGAGAAGGTTTCATTGTCTGCGATACCAGAACCGTCTGGATTGCGACCAAGTAGTTGATTCTCCGTGTAGCGAGGAGAGATCTGGCTTACTTGGAGTGAACCTTGCTCATCTATACCAATGTCCAAGAGCTGAAGCTGCACGGACGCCATCTCTTGAATCTTCGGAACGGGAAGAATCTCTTCCTCTCGGATCAGTGACTCCACACCCTCACCCCGCTCCTCTCCAGACCATCGTGTCCAGATGAGGAAGACTCTGTAGGGCCTTGCCCCAAGCTCAACTGGAATCTGGCGAATACAATCCACGCATTCCATGAGCTCTCCGAGCATGGACTCCTTGTAATTGAAGTCTTCAAGAGCTTGTTTGAGGTTCACCTTGCAACCCTCACGTTCATGTTACCCCCCGCATGTGTTGCGTAGGGGTACATGGTCACACCGAGGCAATCCGCAAGCCTCTGGCACCAGTACTTGTATTCTTTGCGCAGAAGGTCGGTGGTGTTCTGATTCGCATTGGTGCGGAGAGTAATCTCCCCGACTTGCTGAGCGGAAAGCAGACATGCCGCCTTGATGATCTTGGCTTCAAAGCCGTCCAGCACACCCAGAAGAGTCTGAACCCGCTCCTTGGATTCCTCCGTAAGATGGTTCATCGCCATCTCGAGAAGGAACGCAGGCTGCGTAGGTTGCACCATACCCATCGCATAGATGATTGGCGATGTAGATTCTGGATAGCCCAGGTGCCTTCTTGTTCTGGCTTTCTCGTCTTCAGTTAGTAGAGCTGACATGGACTTCCTTGAACTCTACACCAAAAGGCAAGATCTTGTCGGCCCACTCTTTGTTACGGATGATCTTTCCTTTTGAAACGTAGGTAAGACCACCTGTCAGGCTCGGGACCAAAACTTGCTGCTCGTTCTGGACAATCCAATACGCAACCTCAGGAAGTACATCCTTTGGAAGATCTGGATTGTCAGGGAGTGCTTCGAGCTCGACAGGAGCTTCGATTGAGGTGTTAGTGGGTGTTGGTTGGAATTTGTTTAGTCTAGGTCTCGCCATGATTTACGAGACTAGCACCAGACAGATCGAAGGAAAAGGGCTTTACACCAACCCTAACTGAGATCAAGCCCCGTGAATTAGAAGGGACCAGCGTTTATACCTAGCGCTGGTTCCGGGTGCGGTTGCATCCGTGCGTGCTGGCCAGTCGGCATCGAGACGCCACGAAGCCTTCACGAGATCCTGGAAGCGGTTCTGAGGTGCGAGGATGATCATCTTCACACGCTCTGCGACGATCGAGATGCCATCGTTCGACACTTGAACGTCCGTCATCTTGCCGAGCATACCCGCGTCCGTGAGGTACATCAGAGGATCGCGGTAGTACTCCATCATGCCACCGCGGCCCGTGAAGAGCATACGGTGGATTGGAGTGCCCGATGCCGTACCATCGCTGTAAAGCTCGCCTGCGAATGGGTCCTGCTGCGAGAACGTGATACCGTCATTTGGATACACGGTGTTCACGTAAGGGCACTGGTTGTTCATGACGAACGAGCAACCAAGCATCATACCGAGCACCATGTCACGATACATATAGTGCTCAGGACGGCCCGTCAGCATTCGCTGGATTTCGGTATCCGCAAGGATTGCCGTCTGCGAGTTCGGATCGATGTGAACGTGATACGTACCATCTTGGAAACGAGGCACGTTGTTGATCTGAAGCTTCGAGACCACCGTACGGATGTCCTGAAGGCGAGGAAGGTCCGTCGAACCGATGTCGTTGACCGACGTTCCGCCACCCACGAACGACACTTCCGAGCGATCGGAGGCAAGAACCGCCGCACGATCGGACCAGTTCATTGCCACTGCGAGCGTCAGAATGCCAGGACCCACCTCATCTCCCGCCGTGTCAGGAGTGAAGCCGACCACCGATGCAGCCGTACCCCCCACCGTAATTGCAAGAGGGTTGGACGAAGACACGGTATTGAACCGAACCTTCGAGCCCGCTGCAAGGTCTGGACGACGGGCGCGAGTGAAGCCATTGAGGCGCTTCACACGGAGCGAGGCCGAGCTTCCGCCCGACGCAGCACCATCTGCAACCGTCCAACCCGACTCTGCGGTGTTGTACATGCGGTCACGCACGATGATGTTGAGCGTCTGTGCCGCCTGGAGACCCAGCTTGCGAATGTGCTGGAGGAACAAGTTCGCAATCGCCATCGTTGCCGTAGGCATGTGGGTGTCGATTGCCGAGCCGTACGTGTGAAGCTCAGCTTCCCACTGCTCGACAGCATACGACTGCGGAGTTGGGTCTTCGCCGGGACGGATCGGACGAGCATCGGGAGCCATCAGACCGTCGCCCGAGAAGACGTAGGTGTCTCCTGCCTCTGCGGGCCAAGGCACCGCCGACACTTCCCCACGGAAGATCAAGTTGGGGAAGAGCACATCGTGGAAGGCTCTCTCAAGAAGACCTTCCTGAACGATCGCGCGAGTCGTTGGTGTGTTCAGAAACGTTGAAAAATCTGGCATTTACTTACCTTTCAGTCCTTTTGGGCGTTGAGCCCTTTCTTTCTATCTCATCGCCCATTGGGCTGTTTGTATCACATATCTCCGAGATCGAGGCCCTGAGAACGTGCGTACTCACGAAATTCTGCGGAAGACATCTTCATGGCGTGCTTCCGCTCCGTTGTTTCTGGTGTGACCTGTTCCTTGATCTCCTTTGGAGAAGGCTTTGGTGCAGATCCAGCGGGTGCTGTATTCGCAGGCACCTCTTCCACCGGAGCTTCCTTCTTCTCGGGAGCCTGGATGTACTGACGGAAGTAAGCTGGCTTCTTGGCCTTGAGCTCCTTGAAGAACTCGTTGTGGTCGAACTCCTTGCGCTTCGCATCAGGAAGACGCTTGAAGTGACCATCGAGCTTGGAAAGCACGGCGTCTACTTCTTCAGGATCAACTTCAGCGAGGTATGCGTCGTGTCGAAGCACCATTTCGTTCTGGAGATTTTCGCATTGGCTGCGCCAGTGTCGAACCTTCCCTTCGAGCGAACGGATCTCAGCACGAAGCGTACGGACTTGCTCTTCCAGATCTGAGATCTGCTTTGCAGATCGGTTGTCTGTTTGAGGCTTTTGACCCGAAGGTTGACCCTGAGCTGGCCGCTTCTGGAACATCTCATCCAGCGAGCCGAAGCCCAGCGCCTTTGCCTTCTTCTCGTACATCTCCTTGAACGAAGTGCGACCCGCTTCACGATCCGCTTGGCGTTGCTTCGCAAGATCGCTTTTGGCGGGCTGTGCCTTCTGTTGAGGCTTGTACTTGGGAGCGGGCGTAGCCTCTTCAGGCTGCTCCTGCTCCGGTTGAACCTCAACATCGGGCACAACCTCGTCAATAAGTTCTGCCACTTCGTTTTCGTTTTCCAGATTCACATCCGGTGTATCGTTCTCAGTTGCCATTTTCTACTCGCCTGTAGTTTATGTTCAGATCTGCCTAATCAAAGGCGGGGGTAGTTATCCGAGAGTGCGGTTGCCGATCGAGGAATGTACTCAAGGATGAACCCTGTCACGGTGCCCTCGAAGGTGAGGGTGGTGCCATCATCCGAAAGAAGGGCCACACCCGCAATGCCGGTGCTCGGAGCCACTGCTGTGCCGCCTGCATCCGTCACCACACGAGGTCCCGTCGCGCCTGTACCAACGCCGGTCACGCGAAGCGTCTTCACCGCAAGAATCGCGGGAAGCGGATCCGTGGTCTCACGCTCAAGACCACTCACGGTTGCGGCAAGGCGCACCGCGGTGCTGGTAATGTCCGGGGTTGCAGTTGCCGTTAGCCCCGTCACTGTCACCTTCACTGGCGAGAGCATGTTTCCAAGCTTCATCTTCTGGAAGAGAGTTGGAAGCAGGTTGGCGTTAGCCTTGTTAAGCCAGTTCTGGTATGTCTGTTCTGCTGTCGTCGAGCTCATTTCAGTCCTTTTGTCCCATCACGAGGAAAACCTCGGTTTGAATTCCAGCCTCTCGCAAGAGGTCGATTGCGGTTATATCAACCGTATTGGAGATCAGAATTAGAAGAGAGTCAACAGGAATTGCTTGCGTCGAACCATCTGTACTCGTGATGCGAACGCGAAGTTCTCCTCCTGATGCTTTGACAAGAAGAAAGTTGACCCCGGTTAGCGGCGAGATGTTCACCGCAACCACAGGATCACCATCCAGTGTGTAGTTTGCCGCGAGCTGGCGCTCCAAGGGGATCTTCTCTGCGATGGTCGCAAGAATGGAAGGTTGCCCTGAGGGCGTACCAACGGGAGGCTTGGAAGCCACGGAGCCCGTAAGCTCAAGAATCTGGAAGCTCATTGGGGATTACCACTTCACCTTGTCTGCCCAATATGCAGCGGAGAGCTTGCCCTTGGCGATGTTGGCCGCATGGCGAGCCTTGAAGGACTTCCGCTTTTTGGTCATACGTTCCGATTCCCCTGCCTTGGGCTTTCCGGCTGTTTCGGCTCCCTGCTCACCAAAGCGAATGGTCTTCACAGTGTCGCCCTCTTTGGCGACCACAATGTGAGACTTCGTAGGGTGATCGGGCGTGCGCTTTGGCTTGTTGTAGCCTGCTACACCCGCCTTTTCCAACCTGGGGTCTCTCTTTCCAGAGCCCTTCACTTCTTCTTGCCCTTCTTCACGCAAGACTTGTCGATCATCTTTTGGATGAGCTTCTTGTCCTCTGCTTCGTCATCGTGCTTCTTGGGTGTCTTCTTTTGAGATTTCTTTGCCATCACATCATCCTTTCCTGCCCCTCGTCCTCTTCGCTTGGACTTGTCGTGAGCTGTCCTGCGCGCCAGAGCCATGCACCTACGAGGATTGGCTCTACTTCGACAATCTCGTTCTGAACACCCTCCTGTACGGCAAGCGCTTCGTCTGGGCTAATGCCAGATAGTAGTTCGGGCAGTCCATCACGCCAAAGATCCACCATCTCAAGAATCTGATCTGCGTGGTCTTCGGGAAGTTCGACCTCATCGTTGAGGAGAACTTCGGGGATCATATCGTGGATCTGCGACTCGATTTCCGGTAGGTGCATCTGGGTCAGCAGAATGATCTGATCCATCTCATTGGGGGTTTTCCCCTCCATGGCATCCGAACCCTCAAATGGCTCATCGCCGGGGAACGGCTCCTGGTCCTTAGGAGCATCCCAACCCTCGGGCGTGGAGCGAGGCTGATCGCCTCTAGCTTGTGACCAATTTGAAAGATCGAGTGCCATATCGAGATCTCAATAATCCTATTGTAATTCCAATAAGTCAATCCGCTTGCATTCGCAAAGCAATGTCGCCGGGATCTTCTTCGTCATGAACCCCCGGCATATCAAGATCGCCAAACTGATTCTCAGTTTGAATGTGCAGAATTACATCAGCTACATCAACCTCCTTCTGTAGTTCGAGGGGGTGTGAGTGCCCGTGAATCTTTGTTGGAAGATTCATGTTTCTTGGGTGTTTCATTTGTGACCTTTGCGAAGCAGCCCACGCTTCTGGAAGAGGCGGTCAAATTCTCGAGCAATGGGATCAAACTCCCAACGATCCCAATACGCGCGATAACCATGCTCACGCCAAGAATTTGCATCTGCAAGGAACCCTTTGACGCCCTGTACGGAGCCTTGGCGACGCATGACCCACTGCTCGTAGGAGCGCGCGAAGAGCTCTTGCGGCCTGAGCATATACGTGGTGGTTTTGAGCCTTGGCTCGTTGTGCTCGGTCTTGTTCCTCGTATGCTGTTCTGTGAGCTTCCGCACGCTATACGATTTGTAGATTGCCCGCATCAAAGGTGCAAGTTCGTGATTCGGATCTTTGGTTGCCTGAAACGATGCACAAGCTGAGTATGTAGGCTTGCCGCTTCCAAACAATCTGTGATCCAGGAAGTGCCCATACTCATGAACGAGCGTGTTGATGGGGTATTTGCCGTGTTTATTGATCAAGATCGAGCTTCGATCCGAGTGTGGCTCCCATGCGCGGTAGACACCCATGGAACCCGTATCTCCCACCACGTTGACCTTCAGGTGGTACAAGTCCCTGGGAACCCGATGCGTACGGTCAATGGTGCGTAGCGCCTCCGCAACGCCCTGGTTTGCCTTGGACGCGAATAGCAAGCCATAGCTTACGGAAAGCCTGTCAGACGCCTTTGCAGGGGCATTAGCGGGCACATGCGGAGACTGGTCCTTGACCCAATAGGCACGGCGCACAACGCCCGTGCTGGTGTGTGCGGAGAGAATGCGTCGATGAAGACCGGAAAGGTTTTTCATGCGGAAGGTGCCCCGAGAAAAAGAACGGAGGGTGTATTTTGTCCGTAACCTTTTCCTCGCTTCTCTCGTACTACCATACAGTCTTTATTACTATTATTTATTATATATAGTATAGAGTGGGTTGAGGGGGGCTCTTTTGATGCTCGCTCAACGAGTATAGTTGCGGTACGCATCATAGGCTCGATGAAAGCTCTGATGGTGCTTGTTGTAGAGTCCCGCACCCTCTACTACGGTTCTATAGAGCCCATACATCTTGAGCCCTGTTCCAGCGAGGTGTGCAAAGCTTCCAAGAGCTCTCTCCGTGGATTCCCTCATATTGAGTGTGCGAGCGAGAACATGACCACTCAATCTTCCGGCTTGTCTTCCCGCTTGACCTCCAAAGTGACCTCCCACAAGAGCTGCACCAAATGCAGCCTCATGAGCTCCAACTCCATGGCTCGCCGCTGCTCTCATTCCATACTTTGCAGCATGGTGAGCTCCCACAAGAGCTCCTAGTCCCGCTCCAAGATTACCCATTCCGTGTCCGAGAGCTCTGCCTTGATCCTCTCGACGAGATGGATGTTCCATGCTCTTGAACGAGCCTTTGGGATCGGACTTGACCCAATAAGAGCGGAGACCCTTTCGAGTGCTCTTCTTGATCTTCTTGAGGCCAGATCTAGTCTTCATCACGCCATTCTAGCAGCTTGAACCGTATCGTACAGCTTCCGAGCGTGGAGGTATCCACCCGCAGCCATTGCAAATGTACCCAAAGCTCGCTGATGTCGAAGCTTCATCTTACCTTGAGCAACACGATTTCCAACACCGCGACCGAGCTTATAGCCCGCAAAAGAGCCTCCGGCGTAACCCGCGATATGGCCCAATCCTCCGGCGACAATGCCAGTTCTCATTCCCGATATGAGGGCTTCTTGAGGTCCAAGACCTTTCTTTGCAGCCCTGTGCCCGCCAATAAGCCCCCCGGTGATGGCTCCTCCAAAGAGTCCCGCAGTGCCACCTACACGCCCGCCAAGCGCGCTTCCAAGCACGCCCATACCGCGGCGAAGGTGGTTGTGAGAAAACCTCTTTTCTGCCTCTGCGGAGGTCCAGTAAGCGCGACGAACACGCTTCCCGTTCTTACCCTTTACAGACTTTACGACTTTCTTGAGCCCTGCTCGACTCTTCATGATGATCTCCTTGGTGTGCGAATTGCACGCGCTGTTGCCTTACCAGCCTCAGCAATATGATGATCTGCAATTGCGTGTCCTAGAAAAGACACAGCCTCGTTAGCGAGGAAGCTACCGACTCTCTTACCATACTTTCCAGTTGAACCTCTCAGGCTGCGACCAACGGCTTTGCCAGCACGCTCTGCTCCATAGTCGATCAGGCGTTGCCCTGCGGCATTGACGAGGTGCTCTCCGAGTCTGGCTCCAAGTCCTTTTCGGAATTTGTGAAAGCCTTTAACAGCAGCGCTCTTGTGCTTTTCGATTTCAACTTTGTGCTTCCAGAGGTTCTCATTGGAAAACGAGGCTCGGTGCTTGTATGCCAGAGCTCCCAAACCTGCGGTTGCAAGAGCGCCCGCAGTACCAATCAGAGCCTTTTTGCCATGCTTCTTTGCGAAAGCAGAAACGGAAGACTTCGCACGCACCCAATAAGATCTCCGTACAGAGCCCTTCTTGCCTTTGACAGTCTTGGTTACTTTACGAAGTCCAGCTCTCATCGCTGCATCCTATTCGCAACCCACTCGGCACCGCGCTTGATGTGGGGAGCTGCTCTACCTCTTGCCACAAAGCCTCCCGCGTGGCCACCTAGGAAGCTTCCCACTGCACCTCCTGCACCACCACCAAATGCAGTACCAAGAGCACCACCAAGACGAGAGCCCACATGAGTTCCAATGTGCTCTGCCGCAGCTTCACCTCCAACGTGGGTCATATGCTCAGCAAGCTTGGACCCTTCACCTCTGCGCCACTGTGTGAAGCCCTCTCTAGCCTTGCCCCAGGCACTACGAACGTGCTCGTTGGCCCGTTCTCTTGCCGAGGGCTTTCTGTTTGCAGGCTCATGAAATGCGGTGTGTCCCGATCCAGAACCGAGTTGCAATGGAGAGCTGCCCGCCCCTAGAAGCTTGCCAGAGCCGCCCTTGCGCATCCGATGGAGTCCATATGCCGCAGCCCCGGCAAGAGCCAAACCCCCTACGATCTTCCCCGCGTTACGGCGAAGAAAGCCGGGTTGCTTCTGAGCAACTGGCTGGCCCTTCCTTGCGGCCTGGTTGGCTTTAACCCAATAGGTTCTGCGAACAGTGCCTTTCTTTCCTTTGACTGTCTTCTGAACCTTCTTGAGCCCCGCTTTGTTGGCCATTACTTCCTCTTTCTAGGCTTGCGTGTGGCTACGATCTTGCCAGACTTGGAAGGTCCAGTTCCAGATCGACCGCTCGAGACCCCTGGGCCAAGTTGCAAAGGAGCTCTTCCAGAGTTGTGAAGATCCTGGCGCTTCCAGTCCGCATTGGAGTTTGCGTGTTGGGAGACTGCCTTGTTGTGAAGATTCTTCCAGAATCCACCATGGCGATCCACAACATGCTTCCAGTGTTTTGGGGTCGTCTTGGGCGGTTGGATGCTCTTGTACTTATGATGAGCAAGAGCCAGACCGGCTGCAAGAACCGCACCCCCAAGGATCTTGCCCTTGTGGCGAAGAGCAAACGTGCCCGCATTCTTTACAGATTGCTTGGCCCGGACCCAATAAGATCTCCGCACAGATCCTTTTCGGCCTCTGACAGTTTTTGTGATCTTACGAAGTCCTGCTTTGCTCGCCATTAGCCGGTTCTCTTGACCCTGCCGTGAGTATTGCCCTGCGCATCTTTGATTGGATATCCGCGCCAAGCTCTATAACGCTTTGTAATTGCATCAGAAGCTTTCCCGTACGGCGTTGAGGACCAACCCTGCGCATAGCCTTTTGCAGCGTGCGCCTGCACCGCATCGGGCATCCACTGAGCTTGCTGTGCAGCTTTCGTGAACTTCACGGACCTCTCCGATGCGTGGAATCGCGCATGTGCCCTTCCAGCCCCGGCAATGATGGCGAATGTGCCCAAAGTGGCAAGGGCAATCTTACCTTTGTGACGCCCAACCGCTCTTGCTACTTTTGATGCAGAGGTCTTAGCGCGGACCCAATAAGAGCGCTTAACCAATCCACGCTTTCCGCGGACGGTCTTCGTAACTTTCTTGAGTCCTGATCTCATTAGTCAGCTCTCTTGCGACTCACAGCCTTGCGAACTCTCGATCCCGCAGCACGAGCTCCTGATGCGACTGCACTACCTGCACGGGAAGCGAGTCCCGATACCGCATTCTTCGCGATTGAGCTTCGGCTCATGCCAGCCTTACGCCCGCCTCTCACGAAGTCTGCGGCATTCCGAGCTGCCCCTCTTGCATCACTTGCGGCCTTATGAGCCTTCGCAGCGACACCCACCACACCATGAGCCCCGCGCTCTGCTGCGCCCTTGGCACGGTCCTTCAGACCGCCAAAGACGGCCTTCGCAGCATCACCATGGGACATGCCCATGCCGCGGTAGCCCTTCACGAACTTGGCACCCTTGTAAGCTGCGGCGGCTCCGAGAGCCAGGCCAGCACCCGCGGCAATCTTGCCCTTGTGCTTGCCGATGAACTTACCTGCCGACTTTGCTGCACCCTTCACGGCGCTCGAAGCCTTGACCCAATAGGAACGCTGCACCGTTCCCTTCTTACCCTTTACAGACTTTGTAACTTTACGAAGCCCAGCACGATTTGCCATTTTTTACCTCTTACAGACTTTGGTATCTGTCAATATCAAGCGGACTCAGAATCAGCCGAGTCCGCCCTTACCCTTGCCAAACAAGTTTTTTCTTCCTGCAACAGCACGAATACCTTCGTGAGCCATTGCACCTGCAAAATGACCAACACCATGGCCAACATCGGAAGAAAGAAAGTTTTTGATCTTACCCCCAAGCGTGCGACCATGTGTTTTTGTCTTCTTTCTCATGTGTGCTGCAAGAGTGTGGTTGACTGCCGCAGACGCCAAAGATGCACCTCTCACACGATGAGCACCTAGCAGACCACTAGCAAAGCCTATTTTGGCTCCCATTTTTGCGGAAGCCATCTTTGGCCCTTTGCGGAATGCTGCCAAATTACGCTCTCCGGCTTTAACCCAATAAGAGCGCTTCGTAGAGCCTTTCTTACCCCGCACTGTTTTAGTTACTTTGCGAAGTCCGGCACGATTTGCCATTTTCCGATTCCCTCCGAGCACTATTGCCCGATCAAATGTTCTCTTTTGTAGAGTCCAGCAAAAGTTTACGCTGGTTTCTCAACTCAAGCCAAGCACGAATTCCAAAAAGATCATGGAGGATATAGCGGAGGATCAACCAGATCCCCAACCTCCATGCGGTTCCAGAGGTCATGTGCGCGTGAAAGATGGCGGCATCCCCAGGTCCCGCTACGTAGAGCTCCACCATCGGACCTGTTCCGATGGCAGTAACCTCTGCGTACCCATCGTTTCGATGAAACGGTCTCATCGAGTTCTCCCTTCCTTCCTGAGCGTCTTTTGGAGCGCCTTCTCGAGATTGTTACTTGCAGAGAATTTTGGCTTGAAGCCGTGACGAATTTCAAGTGATTCTGGATAGTTCATCCACAATACTTCCGTCTTCTGTCGATCCTCTTTATCGAGAAAGTTCGCTGAGCTTGCGTTTGCGCTGTATTCGACCCTTCTCCAGTCTTTGTATGCCTGATCGTAAAAGTCTCCAGCGTATCCAGAAATTGCAATGAGAGCTCCCCGTCTAGTTGCTTCCAAGTTTGAGGCCAGGAGCTTCTCATGCCATGCAGCATCCATCTCGTGCTGATATCCGTGCCCCGCACCCCGGCTTGCCGGATGGTACGGAGGATCTTCATAGATGAAAACGCCACTCTTGCCGTAGTACTTCACCAACTCCACGGCATCGGTGTTGTTGATCTCGACACCACGAAAGAACTCTGCGTATTCTTGAAAGAGCTCGAGCTTGTTACTTACAGCTCTCGCTACGGAGCCTTTGGGGGTTCCACGGCGGAAGCCTTCGATGGTTTGCTGCATCCCCGCAAAATTCTGGGTCTGCCGCACCCAAACCCTGCGCGCGAGCTCTAGCTCGTCTTCTGGGTCTTGCGTCCAATCTCGACACGCTCGTTGCTCATCAAATGCGTAGGGGGTAAGCTCGCAAACCCTCCGAAGTTCCTCGGGACGTTCTCGAAGTACTTTGAAGAACGTAACAACGCCCCTGTTCAGATCATTGATGACTCGATTTGGGTAAAGCCCCTCGGGCAGAGCAAAGAAGAGCGCACCCGAACCGAAGCACGTCTCTACGTAGGTCTCAGGGCCTTTTGGAAAGTGCGGAAGTATCTTCTCTGCAATCTGGCTCTTTGCTCCGTAGTAACAACCAAATACTGATCCTTTAATCATCCTCGCCTGCGTCCTCTTGAATGTGCAACGACTTTTACGCTGCCAGCACCAGATTTTGATGGCTTGCTCTTGCGGCTTGCCTGCACTTCCTCTTTCGATGCGGTGCGAGTTCCTCCATCCTTGGTTTTCACCACGGCGGAACCGCTGGCATTCATCTTGAGGATCTGAAGCTTGCTCTTCTCGCGTAGGGTCTGTCGTATTGACTTCTGCCGATCCCGCACTCCCTTTGTGTTGGACTCCTGTCCTTGCGACTTCACCTCGTTCAAGCGCTCCTGTGCGGCAATCTTGGCCGCAGCTCTCTGAGCTTGGGAAGCCTGTGCCACGGAATGCACCTCTCGAAGACGTTGGATCTTCTTCTTGTGAGCTTCTTCCTTGAGCTTGTCACGGGCTGCATAGTCCTGGGCACGAGTCTGTGCCTTGTGATCCATAAGCTTCTCGTGCTTGATCTTCAGACCACGGACGTGCTCGTCCACCTTCTGAACTTGCCTACGATGCAGCTCACCCCGTGTGGTTTCTCGGATCATGTCCGCATGAGGCCCACCATACTTCTGTGCGTGGTCCCAGACCTCGCGAAGATGCGTGTGGCTCATTTGTGTGATCTCAGGATCACCGCGCTTCACCTTCGCAATGTTCTCGAAGATACGCTGATCGTTCTTGAGCCTGGACATCGTGCCTTGGAATGCAGTGTGTGCAAACGCAAACAGAGCGGTCTTGAGCAGACCGCTCCTGCCACTGCGCATACCACGTTCGAGGAACTTGCTGATTGCAACACCACCCGCCATACGAGCGGTGGCACGCCCAGCATCCGAAGTTACGTATTCCTTGGCAGACGGTAGGTTTCCGTGGACACCCTCGTAGTCCCTACGATGCTGGTTGATGTGCTCTTTACCAGCACCATACGCACTCTTTACGTGCTCTCCAGCATTACGGATATGCTCACTGAACTTTGCCATGCGAGAAGATTATCAAGTTCCAGGACCAAAAACGAGCTTATCGGGGTTTGGGCCTCTGTCAATCCAGACATAAACCCAATCTGGATGCTTTGCCGCTGCCTTTTCCGCAGCAGGCGCACAGGACTTGCACGCAAACGCCTCAGAGATTCTGAAAAGAGGCCCCCACTTCGAGTGCATGATCATGTCGTAGAACTTCTCTGGATTCTCATTCTTCAACACCGTAAGCGCAGGGTCCTTCTCCATCATGGTTTTGTACTCACCATACGTATGAATGCGAATCAGCGGAGGAGCTTCGCATCCCATGCACTTGTCTGTAGGACGAAATGCATACTTCTGATGGAACTCCTGCGGAGTAATGAGCCCATCTTGGAACTTTTTACGGTGGGTGATCTTGTTATTCACGATCCCATTTCTCTTTCTTTGTCTTGTCAGGTGTCTTTTTGACAGTTTTTTGAGGTGCAAATGCAGATTCCGCAAGCACCTTCTTCGGGTCTCGGATGCGAAAGAGGGGCACTGTGCTCCCTCGCACCATCGCGGCGTCAATGGCACCGTCCTGAACTTGCCCTGTAACCCACTCTTCCGTCTCTCGTACAAGTTTTCGGAGTGTGAGCATGTCCATCCAATGATCCTCTGGATGTGCCTTCTGGATCTTTCGATAGCGAATTCCCCAGGGGCCATCTACGAATGAATCATTCTCTCTGGGTTTTCCGAGAAAGACAGGGGTGTTCAAGATGTCCACATCCTTTACGTGGAGAGGCTCTATGACTCTGCCCTTGTTGTAGACGATGTTCCGGCCTTTGCTGTGGATGATTGTTGGCATCGGACTGGACAAATGTTCCACGGATGGGTATCCGTAGTCAAGTATGTGTGATCAGACCGTGTGGATCGATGACAAAGGCACACTCCATCGATTGACACTTCAACTTAAAGAGGAGAGATGCCTGCACTGCATGTGTAGTGTATGTGTGCAAGACTTTACAACTAGAGATGATAGAGAGCCTATCATTGTTCATGGTGTAGGATTCGAGAATCAGAAAGGTTCATGGGAAATAATCCCATACTCGAATCACATTGTGGTGTGCCTTGCTTCGTATGAGGTTCCCGGTGAAAGCAAAGAGATCAAGAAGAGAGATCGTCTGGTGCGAAAAGTCAAAGATCGATGGGATTATCACGCACCGACTCAAGATGAACTGGAAGAAGGATCCAATGTGCAGGTTTTGTGAGGCTGGAGTTTGTATTCAGGACTACCAAAGCTCGCCAAAGTGGTCTTGCGGTGTAGTTGTTCACGGATTTGGATGGGAGGAGTATGGCAAATGATTGTCCTCGGGCTCGACATCTCAATGACCGCAACAGGTTGGGCTATTGCCAATGTAAGCGGTCAGAAACCAAGCTTGCTTCGTTGCGGTGTGATTGAAACCAAGAAGAGCAAAGGTAAAGGTTCCGGTACGCTCGACTCCATTCGCAGAGCGCACCACATCTATGTTGAACTTGGAAAGGTACTTTCTTCAGAGCTTGGGCTGAAGATCGATCTGATCTGTCTGGAATCGATGAGCTGGCCCCGCAACGCCTCATCTTCGATCAAGATGGCAATTGCATGGGGGGCGATTGCTCCGCTACTTGCGGATCGCCCCCTCATTCCTGTTGGGCCGATGGCTTTGAAGTTGGCGGTTAGCGGGAAGAAGACTGCTTCAAAGGCAGAAGTGGCTTCTGGGGTTCGCTCTTTGATGCCGAAGGCGACTTCGCGGGTTTTGAAGGAGTTTGTCCCGAAGGCTTCTTTGCAGGAGCATTGTTGGGACGCGCTTGGGGCGATCCTGGCTTCGATGAAGACGGAGAAGTTCCAGCTTTTGAAGGCTGGCCTTTCGGAGCGGAAGACTGCCCCGATTTCGCCACCCGAGGAGCTCCGGGTTTCTGGAGAGCCCCCTGCTTACCCATGACGCCCATCTGGTTTGGATCTGGTTGAGGCTGTGAAGCCTGTACCATCGCCTTGACCATCTCCTGACTCTGGGCTGCTGTGTTGGCTACCCAGATGTCCTGGTGCTTCGATCGATACTGAACAAGCGTCAGATCTCCATCGGGGATTGCACCAAGCTGCAAAGCACCTTCACGATACTCGTTGATCGTGCAGATACCCTGCGCAAGAGCTTCCTTCCACGTCATTGCATCAGGCCCCTCTGGCTCTTCGGGAGCTGCTCCTTCTTCGCCTTCTGCACCCTCTTCGCCCGTATCGGCAGACATTGCCGCGTCCTCTTCCGCCTTCTTCAGCGCATGGATCTCCTTGAGCGGATCCAACTCTGTGAGACCCATCCAATACTTGATGGCTGTCTCCTTGGTCAGAACCTCGGAGTCTTTGCCAGTTGTAGCAATGCGCTGTGCGGTCTCGATATCTGTGAATGTAGGTTTGAAGTAGTGAGGCCACTGGAGCTCGCAAACCTGTCCATTGCCCACCACACGAGGAATCGTAACTTGATCTCCATCTGGCTGCGCGATGACCCTCTTTGGAACGTAGACACGATAGCGAATGCGCCGCACCGAACCATCTTCGTTTTGTACTTCGCGAATACCCTCTACAGTTCGTACAGCCTTTAGCACCTTCTGGCAGATACGGATGATTGCAGGTCCATACTGTTCTCGGAGAGAGTCTGCCTTCTCGATCATGGAGTGGAAGATTCTCTCGATCTCCATGGCAGTCTTTTCGCCATTGTTCTGGAAGAGAATCTGATCTGGAACACACTGGCAGAGTCGATAGATGCGCTCCTCTAGCTTCTCAAGAACTGTGATTCCAATAGTAGGTCCAGAACCGCTCAGTTCGAGATACTGAGCGGTGCTGCTTGGCCCAAGAAACAGAGCATTGTCCGAACCCTTTCTAACAGTGCCGGGGTTCTCCATATCTGTAACGATATTAAGCGTTGGATCACAGTTAGATACGGTCCCGTACCAGATTTCAGCGAGCAACTGATCGACTGCTTCGAGCATTCGATAGGCACCGTGACAATCGGAGTCCCCATCGATCTCGTCATCCGATCGGAGGTTTTGGATCCACTCGTACGGCACAAACCCCAGACCGTGAGGAACTGTGTTTCGCTGCATGTACTCCCAGCGAGGTTCCTTGTTACGGCATTTGATGGGCCTCCATACCGTATCGTTCTCTTCGTCCACAACGCGCCGATACCAGTACCAGATGGTCTTGTAGCGCCCGTCTTCCTGCTTCTCGTCCTTCGGGTACGTATACTGAATGGTCAGCTTCGTGAGCCTGTTGGAGCCCCTACCATCGAACTCAGGTTCAGTCCAACGAGGGTCCAGCGCTTCAAACTGGCACATACCATCCAGAATCTTGAAACCCACACAAGCCGAGCCTGTAGCACCTCCGTAGTTACGGGCTTGCGTCATTGCAGCCCAGAACTCGCCCTGCTTTAGAAGTGCGGAGAGGTAATCCTGTGTGCGCTCATCATCAGGCACAAGAACTCTTGGTTGCTTCTGATTGGAAAACAGAAGTCCTGTGAAGCGGGAGACAATGTTTCGTACAATGCCAAGTGGAGCGACGGGACGACGGAAGTCACGGGGGACATCTCCTGCGTTCTCCATTCCGGGCGGCACAACACCCTCTCGCTGGACGGCATCCCACATATCGCCCGAGAGGACGGGCCTCCCGTTCCATTCGTGACCCTTTCCGTCGTGCTCGCAGACACGGAAATAGCTCCATAGGTTATTGAGCTCTCTTTGCCGTTTGGAGAGCTTCATGTGCTTCGATCCAGGCTCCCCACTCGATTCTCTTAGGAGATCCCCTGTAAATTCCCGAGCTGTGTCGGGTTCGCGCGTTACTGGCATGAGTAAAGATTACACTCCCATTTGATGCGTGTCATTGTCTTCCTGTACAGATGTTGTACTCTGCCTGTATGTCTGAACAGGAAGAACTGTCAAAACCCTCAGAGCGGCAGCTTGAGCTTCTCAGAGTGGTGCATACTTATTCAATCGAGCAAGGATACTCCCCTTCTCGAAGAGATCTAGCAGAGAAACTTGGCGTAAAGAGCATCCACACAGTGCAGGGTCTTGTGGATCTGCTCGTCGAGAAAGGGTTTCTACTTCGACAACCCCGAATCTCCCGTAGCTTGTCGCTCACTGCACGCGGCAAGGAGTTGCTTGTATGAGCATCTTGAAGCCCGGACAGCAAAGACCCTCGATCAACCTTACGAATCGGAAGTCCTTTGTAGAGAACTCTGTGCCAGCCCAAGTACCTGTAACGGAGAACTTCGAGTCTCCCAATCCTGGTCTTGCAATCCAGACTATCGCAAAGCTTCCCAACCAGCGAGGGAAGGGCGGAAGACCTACCAAGGCCCAGAGTCGCGATGCAGGCTACATGGAAGGTGCTCAGAAGGCCATCGAGGAGATTCGAGAAGCAAACCCTCCGCTTCTCGCTGCCGCACCTCACCGTTCTGGAAAGATGGAGATTCAGAGATCCTGGGAAAAGGCATACGACGCCAAGGAGAAGTCTCTCGAGCGGCAGGAAGCCGAAGCCATCCTTGCAGCGCGGAGCGAAAGGCTTGCCGCACTTGAAGAGGAAACCGCCATTCGCAGAGCCAACCGAAAGGTTGGCGTCGCCGCAGGGCTTGCTGCATTCACGATGGTGCGAACGCTTGGAGATGTGGCAGAGCGACTCGACAAAAAGGTGCGAGAATCGAAGGACATGAGCTTCTCGGAGCTTCGGGGTGCAATCAACACACTTTCGGGCTCTGTATCCAAGATGCAGTCCGCAATGGAGACTGTGGCACGCCTCGAACGCACGATTACGCGGCGACCGCTTGATGAAGAGGGTGTAAATTCTGTTAGCGAAGACGATCTTTCAAACCTCTCTGTTGAAGACGCAGAGAAGATCCTCGAGAACATTCTCAAAACGACCTATCACACGGCAAAGAGCGCAGGAATCAAAATTTACGATGGTACTGCGGAGGTGGTAGAGACTTCAGAAGAGGTGAGCAATGGCGAAGTTGAATCCTGATCTCATCAAGTTCATCGCAAAAGAAGATCCAGAGCACGCTGTACAACTTGAACGAGACTACAAGCGTGCCATGATCATTCTTGCGCGTAATGATCCCGCCATGTTTTGTCAGTATGTCCTTCGTAATGGCAAAACAGGAGGTGCGATCTACCTCACACCCGAGCATGTGGCTTTGCACAAGCTGATTCAGCCGTGCTCTAGAACTGCGGTTTGGACTTATCCTGAGTTTGGCAAAGGTCTAGACCTAAATACTGACATTCCGACACCATCAGGATGGGTAAAGATGTCAGATATTCAAGTTGGGTCATCTGTATTCGGATCTGACGGCATAGAGGCTCGTGTCATTTGGGTAAGCCCTATCCAAAACATCCGAGTTTTTGATGTAGAGTTTGACGATGGTGTAGTTATTCGTTGTGACGAGTCTCATTTGTGGTCCGCATACTCATGCAAAGATCGTCACAAGAATCCACAACCGCTCAAACTCGTGAGCACGTTGGAAATGTCCAACTCCGTCAAGCATGGAGATAGGAACCAGTGGGGAATTCCAATCGCACCTCCGGTCCAATATCCATCCAAGCAATTGCCGGTGCATCCATATCTTTTGGGTGCTTGGCTAGGAGATGGTGACAGTAAAGGACTAACTTTGACTTGTCACCAAGAAGACATTGCGATTGTGGATCGGTGTTGCCAGCTATCCGGTGAGTTGGTCAAAAAGGTTCCAGACAAGCGTAAGCCTCATGTACTGCGCTGTAAGATTGGTGGTTCTGAACTTCAGAAAAAGTTCAGGCAGCTTGGGGTTCTTGGAAAAGCAGGTTGCAAATTCATTCCTGCCGAATACCTCACAGCTTCCGAGGACCAAAGGAGGGAGTTGTTGGCGGGGCTGCTAGACACTGATGGTACTGTCTACACGAGATCTAACGATGTGTCGTTTGTAGAAGTATCTTTTTGTGTTGAACGTCTGGCACTCGACACGCTTGAGCTTGTCAGGTCCCTGGGCTTCAAGGCCAGGCTCCGTTCTGAACCCTCTAAACTCTACGGGAGGGTTGTAGGTACGCGACATAGGATTTTCTTCACAGCCAGGGAACCAGTCTTCAAACTGGAACGCAAGCTCAACAAGCAGAAACTCCAAGCTGCTCACGGGAGCAAAGCAAACGCGCGATACGTTGTAAGCGTTACGGAAGTTCCCTCTGTTCCGACCAAATGCATCAAGGTTGATTCGCCTGATCACACCTTTCTTGCGGGGCGCAGCTACACAGTCACGCACAACTGTGAAGAGTCTGGAAATTCTGTACTCCTTCGGGATGGCACTTGGAGAAAGATCGAAGATCTGGCAGATGGGAACTTTCACGAACTTCTAACGTGGGATCTACACCAACCCGCACTCAAACCAGTTACAGGACGTGTAACTGCGAACGGGAAACGTCCCGTGGTTCGTTTCCACTTGGCAAACGGGCACAAGATCGGCGTTACACAGGAGCATCCTCTTTGCGCTGCGGACGATGTTCAGTGGCGGCAAGCTCAGAATTTGAAGGTGGGGGACCGAATCGTCTGCCTCCGTCATCTTGAGCTCGAGTCCACAACACCCGAAAGTGACGTACCCTCCGAAGAAGCAGAGATTCTTGGATATCTCCTAGCGGGCGAGGTTCGAGGTCGGAGAGTCTTTGTTCGCAAGCTCTGGAAAAGCGAGCATTGGAGCTCTCGCCGTGCTCGGATGTTCAAGAAAGCCATGTGGGAGCTTGTGGACCACGATCGGGATTGGTTGGAAGTGGTGCTCTCCAAGAGCGCTGATTCCACCGATATGCACCCTTACGTGTTCATAAATCAGCTCGCCACAATTCAAGACAAGTATCCCGTGGATCTGAGCCCAGAAATCTGGAGGCTCCACAAGACGGGACTTCAGAGGCTCCTTACTGCATTCTTTGTAACGGCATTTTGTGATCCTCGGAGGAAGATCTGGACAAGGGGTCGCACAGTAGGCGTCTCTGACAAGCGCTACCCCAAGGGCTTCGTTCACAAGTGTTACGAAACTGGTGACATGATCCGCAGGCTTGCACTGCGATTGGGGGTGTCCATAATCGTAAAGCAGGACTATTACTTTACGAAAGAGTGGCTGATCAGCGTACCTAATCCCCAAGTAAAGATCTTTTACCCATCGAAGGTAGAATACCCAGACCAGATTCCGTTGATGGAGGCTGTTGAGATTGTAAAGATCGAACATGCAGAGGCGGAAACCTGGGCAGTTGAGATTCTGGATAGCGAGCACAGCTACATTTCTGGGGGTGTGCTCTCTCACAACACCACGCAGATGATCGGGCATGTTCTCTGGCGTCTTGGGAAAGACCCCAACATCTCGATTGGTATCTTTCAGAACTCCAAAGGCTCCGCGATCAACACCCTCAAGACGATCAAGGAGTACATTGAGGATTCTGTAGAGCTCCACGACGTGTTCCCGAACTTGGTTCCGGGTACAACATGGAGCGAGCATCAGATCACGGTTCCACGAAGCACCTTCCGACGTGACCCTTCCGTCAAGGCGGTGTCTCTCGGATCGAAGTTCATGGGGGACCGCTTTGATGGTCTGATCCTTGACGACGTGGACAACCCTGATACCGTGCTCACAGAGGAATCGAGAAAGAAGACAGAGGATTGGGTTCGTCGAAGCGCTCTCTCCCGTCTTACAGAGGAAGCCTGGGCAATCGCCATCGGCAACATCTGGCACGAAGGCGATCTCATGCACCAGCTTGTTAAATCGGGCTGGAATGCAGTAAAGCACCCTGTCCTTCGCCCTGATGGAACACCTCTCGATCCAGACCGCTTTACGTTGGAGCGCATCTACCACATTCGCGATGTGGATCAGAAGCCCATCGAGTTTGAGCGCCTTTACATGCTCAAAGAGCGGAGGGATGGCGATCAGAGATTCCGTATGGAATGGATTGCCAACGCCTTGAAGAAGGGCAATCAGAATATCCTCGTGAAGTGCGAGGAGCACATTCCAAAGATCCCATCGGGATGCCGTGCGATTACGGGCGTGGACCTTGGTGTGAAAAAGAAGGCATCTTCGGACCCTACAGTGATCACTACGATTCTCGAAGCCCCAGCCGGGAAGGATCGCTACGAATATCAGATTCTCAACATCAAGAAGGGTCGTTGGGATGCTGATGAGATCATGAAGAACATTGCGGAGCAGCAACGCTGGTTCGGATCTCAAGTATTCGTGGAGTCGAACGGCTGTTTTGTTCCGGGCACTCGGGTGCTTACACCCTCCGGGTATGTGCCTATCGAGAAGGTTGAACCTGGAACTCTGGTGTGGACTCATATGGGACGTTGGAGAAAGGTCATCAATCGATACGACGGCACTGCGCGGCATGTGACTCCCGTAAAGGCAACCGGAAGTCTTTCAGTAACATGCACACCTAACCACGCATTTTATGTGCGGCAGGCTGGTAGAACATCTGGGCGTGGCGGGGGCCATCACAGACCGCTGGACCCAAAGGGCTGGTGCTCTATTGGGTTCCCCGACGTGCCCCTGTATCTGAATTTGGCTCTGCCAGTCTGGCCCGCCAAATCACCGGAGCTTCACTTGGAGCAGACCAAAAAGCTTCCGGCTCGTGCAATTCCTGTTAACGAAAAGTTGGCGCTTGTTCTCGGTCTTTTCATGGCAGAAGGGCACACAACGACGGGTCAAGTGTTTTGGACGTTGAACAAAAACGAGGGTTATCTTGCAGACCTGATCGACGAGGTGTTGAGTCCTCTTGGCTTCAAATCCAGCCGCCGCATTTACAACAACACACTTCGTGTCGTAATTTCTCAGGTGCAACTTGCAAAGACCCTCAAATGTGGAAAGGGTCCGAACAAATGCCTGCCATTGGATTGGATGGGGTGGCCTCTGGATCTGCGTATTGCTCTTGTCAGAGGTTGGCTACTCGGAGATGGCTGTGCAGGTAAGAACGGCAACAGAAAGAAGTTGCCGTCTATTAGTCTTTCTGGTGTGACGATCTCTAGGGATTGGGCTTTGTTTGTGAGGTCAACCCTTCATCAAGCTGGAATCACTGTTGCGCTTAGGGAGTCCACACGTAAACAATCTGTGATCGAAGGGCGCATAGTTAATAGAAATCCGTCGTTCCTCTTGAATCTTACACAAGATGGTTCTGAGCAACTTCGCAAGCACATGACGCATTCTGTCGAAGCTGAGCGTTGGGGAGCAAAGTGGTGGGATCAGTCTCTTCCAAATGCAAGGCAGCATGGATGTCCGACTGTAATCCAAGCTGATGGTGTTTGGGCTCGAATGAAAGATCATGATCTAGACCCAAAGAAGACGTACATTCCATACGAAAACGGGCCTGTTCATAATCTAGTTGTTGAGGAAGATGAGTCCTTCACTGTTGAGGATTTTGTTGTTCACAATGCCCAGGACTTTCTTGTTCAGCTCATCAACTTGTCGGGTTCCAACTTCCGCGTTACACCCTTCAACACAGGCCGTAACAAGTACGATCCAATGTACGGTATCGAGTCTCTTGCGGGGGAAATGGCGGTTGGTTACAACGAGGGCTCTGAGAATGAGTTCGGCCTCTGGTATTTCCCTTCGATCGATGGGACGCTCGAGAGCGCAGACGATGAGATCCAGGAGCTCGTTCAAGAGATGCTCGCGTACACGCCGGGGGATCACACGGGCGACCTTCTCATGTCGCTCTGGATTGCCCGTGAAGGCGCAAGAAACTCGCGGATTCAAGTGAAAGAATCCAAGTTTCAGTGGGGTCGCCTTCGTCTTCGCCACTGACGTAACCCCTTCTCAGCCCTTCCCGTACTTGCTAGTCTAGGCTTTCAACCATTCGGAGGATTCATGTCTCGTTCCAAGGCTTCGGCCTCAAGGTCTTCTATTTTTCAGATTCAGGATGCAGATCGTTTCCTTCTCGACGACGCTTTCATCGAGAAATACAAGGGACAAGAGCCTAAATGGGGTCCAGTTGGTAAGATTGCATACGTAAGAACCTATGCAAGAGAGCTTCGCAACGAGGAGCTTGTCCAATTCTTCATGCGCGACATGAAGATGAGCCGAAAAGATGCCAGAGCAGCAGCTCGCAAGGCGGGTGTGCGCCGTGAAGAGTTCTGGCAGACGGCTCGCCGTGTCGTCGAGTTTGCTTGGACTGTGTTTCAGCGACAGGCTCGCATGGCGCATCACTCCTGGGATGCTGCGGAGGCTCAAGTAAAGGCGCAGGAGATGTTTGAGCGTCTTTGGGCCTTCAAATGGCTCCCACCCGGCAGAGGTATGCAGTTCGCAGGAACCCCTGTGGTGGAACTCAAAGGGGGTGCAGTGCTGAACAATTGCGGATTCGTGAGCACAAGACACCTATCCGCAGACCTTGCATCTCCTTTCTGCCGTTTCATGGACTTCTTGATGCTTGGTGTGGGCATGGGTGCCGATGTTCGAGGTGCTGGGTCTGTCACAATCAAAGCCCCCATCCAAGGCAATGACCCTCCTTATCGCGTCGAAGACAGTCGCGAGGGCTGGGTAAACGCACTTCGGGTGAAGCTCGACACCTACTTTCACGGACTCATGGAAGTAGAGTTTGATTTCTCAAACATTCGAGCAGAGGGCAAGCCTCTGAAGACTCTGGGGGGCACTTCGAGCGGTTCCGCACCTCTCGAAAGGCTCTTGAATCGTGTGGATGAGATCCTCAAGCCACTAATCGACCGTACGATTACTGTGTCTGCGATTGCAGACATCTTCAACGAGATTGGCGTGTGCGTTGTCTCTGGTAACATTCGCAGATCTGCCGAGATCATGATCGGAGAGAACGGAGATGACGCATTTGCAGCATTGAAAGACCCATCTGATCTCAATAATGCGTTCGCAGAGCGCAGTCTTATTGAGGATCAGATCCCCGAGGTTTCCAGACTGCATCAAAAGATCGCAAGACTGCGTGAGAAGCAAGCAGACCTGTCTGCTGCCAACGCCAAGTTCCTCTATCTCCAAGACAAAATCGATCGGGCCAACGCAAGGCTCCACAAGATTGCCAGCTCGAACGAAGCCTGGTTGGCTGTAACGGACAAGATCAACAAGCACCCCCTCAATACACACCGCTGGGCATCGAATAACACCCAACTCTTCTCGACCAAGGACAGCTTTGAAGAGGTCGCAGCAAGAATCATATCCAATGGAGAGCCCGGTATTGCCTTCATGGACAGCATTCGCGCATACGGGAGAATGGGCGACTTTGTTCACTATCCTCGAAGTGCAGATCTGAAAGACCCTCGTGTTGAGGGCTTCAACCCTTGCTCTGAGCAGTCTCTCGAAGATGGTGAGCTGTGTTGCCTCGGGGAGCTCAACCCCAACGCGCACGAAACCCTCGAAGACTTCCTCATGACCATCAAGTTTGCGTATATGTATTGCAAGGCGGTCACGCTGGTGCCTACCCATGACCCTGAAACCAATCAGATCATGACGAGAAACCGCCGTATCGGGCTCTCCATGATGGGCATCTGGAAGATGTACGAACGACTTGGAATGCAGGAGTGCATTCGTTGGTGGGATCGCGGCTACGAAGAGGTGCGCAAGTGGGACAGGACCTACTCTTCGTGGCTTGGTGTGAACGAATCCATCAAAGTCACCTCCGTGAAACCCGGAGGTACAATCCCTCTTCTCGTTGGGGAAGAGGGCGGCATGAAGATTCCTACTGCCAAGTACTACTTCCGCACCATTCGCATGGATCACAAGTCGCCGCTCGTAAAGGCTTGCAAGGATGCGGGTTATCGTGTGGAGAAGGACCGTGTTTCACCAAGAACGGCGGTTGTGTACTTCCCAATCCACGATGAGTCCACAAAGCGCACCTCGGAGCAGGTTACGCTTTGGGAGCAGATGGGGTTGCTTGCAGCTCTGCAAGCCCATTGGTCCGACAACATGGTGTCCAACACCATCACGTTCCGTCCTCACGAGGCAGATCAGATCGCGTCTGCGGTGGGAATGTTCGCAAACCGAATCAAATCGGTGAGCTTTCTACCCCTGATGACGCACGGATACGCGCAAGCCCCCTACATCCCAATCGAAGAGTGGGAGTACGAGCTTGCAGTTGGAAAGTTGGGGAATCTAGATCTGTCAGGCGGGGGTCACGAAGTAGACGAGAAGTACTGCACCGGAGATGTCTGTATGCGCTGATCAAGCACCGTCGAGTGTGGCGTCCTGGGCGTTCTGGGACGTCACACTCACGAGGAGCTGCATCTTGGCGTACTCCAAGTTGCCGATCATTCGCATCTGATCCGACACTTCCTTCACAATGTGCGATCCCTGATTCTTCGACTCTGTAACAACGAGAGCTCCGTAGATCTCCCCCTTCTTGGCAAGATCCAGCAAGTGCTGAAGTACGCCCACAAGAATGAGGTTCGGAGGATCACGATCAATTACGGTCAGATTGGATTTCTTGTTCTTCCTGGCCATATCACACCTTTTCGTAGGGGAACTTGTTACGGACGTTCTTCCAGAAGAACTTACCCTTGGAGGGAGCTTGAAGCAAGAAACGAGCGGTGTTCGGGTGGACACCCTCGTATTGGTAGATAGAGCCTGTCCGAAACTCCACCTCAAGGGTCTGCTGGCTCTTGTCGTAGCCGACAGATTTGAGGTTTGAGCTTCGGACAGGTTTTCTATTCATGGGGATCAGGTGGCAATCAGACCGAGAGTCCGAAGACGGGCCAGCAAAGCGTTGAGCGCTGTCCGAGCTTCCGCATCCGTTGTGGCCCCACCTGATGCGTCAGCCACAGCGGTAGGCTGAGCAGCTTCCGCAGCGCCGAAGAACCCGATGCCCGTTGCACCCACCACGATTCGGGTTGCGTTGTCCGCGGGGTTACGAAGCTGGAGAGCTCCGGTTCCCTTGGCTCGGATGCGAAGGCTGACGTTGGTCTCTCCGTACGCTGCAAGCAGGGCAGGGACGGTCGTAGCGCCGGGGACAACCTCCACACCGTTTACACCCGCCGCCGCCTCTGCGCGGGCTCTGAAGCCCGCTGTGTGGGCCGTTCCGGCATACGCAGGTCGGAACTCCAGGAAGCCTGACTCCGAAGCCGCCGTAACCACTGCGAGCCCGCCTGCGATAGAACCTGCAAGAACCTCTGTACCCGAACCATTCTCCGTCTTCAGAACGGCACGAACACCGATACCTGCCGTGGCAGTTCCCGATGTGGTGTGCGAAAGTGTAATTGCAGTTGTGAGGTTGTCCGCAACCGCATCGTTCACCGTATAGGTGGGTGCCGAAGCGGAAACCGGACCAAACGTTGCATCATCATTCGATCCGGCATACGAAGCGCCAAGATCCTGAAGCTCCAATGCACCATCATCCAGCGATGGGCACAGCGCCACAAGGGAAGCAAGCGACGCCGAAAGAACGATCCGCTGCCCGCCACGAAGAATACCCTGAAGAGGGTAGGGAAGAGCGCAGATCTCAACTGATGGATTTCTAACTAGAACTGCCATTGAGTCTCCTGTTTTGTCAGAAGCCTACGAAAAACCACTTCAAGAGTCGAGCGAAACTTTGTAGTTTCGTATTCCGTAAAAGGGGGGTGTATGACGTTTTCAGAGTACACATGGGAATATGGCAAGTTTGGTGCGGACTCCATACGCACCACCACGATGTTCGGACGGAAGGTAGACATCTGTCAGAAGAGCCGAGGAGCTCCGGGTGAAACTCAGCACGGTATGGGTGTAGACAAACCCAGCACCTACTACCGCATCAACAACGGAGACTGGATCTGGTCCAATTACAGATCCATGGTGGAAACTGTGAATGTACTTTCTGGGATTCTGGAAGATCTTTCTATTCAGGATCGTAACTTGGAGATTTGTCGCCAGCTTGATCTGGAAAGAAACAAGTTTGAGTTCAAGGAACGGAGATGAGCCTTCATCTCGATCTTGATCCAAAACTCCAAGAGCACTTCTCCCGATACGGAGACAAGCTGATCCTCTGGTCTCGCCTCGAAGCTCTCAAAGAGTGGGAACCCTTCCTCAAGGAAGGTTACTACGAAAAACTACTCCGAGCTGCCTACCGCACTCCAGTCCATGAGGACTACCCTCCCAAAACCCTATGAAACAAGAGGTTACGCAAGAATCGTAAGCCGGTTTCATTTTCTTTCCGAAATAGCGTAACCTTTTTCCGCCAGACCTCGTACCGAGTGTTATCGGTTTCGAGAACCAGAAAACCAAGTCAAGAATACCTCACCATTCCTGACCATTCACAACCACAGATTCCAGAAAAATCAAACTCATTCGAGAGGGGGTACCCCACCCCCACCTGGAATCTGGAAAAGACCCCTCCCCCCACTAGCTAGGACAATCCGAAAAACCGGGAGAAAGCCCTGTCCTACAGTGTAGGACAGGGCGGGGAGAAAACCCGGAGAGTCGGAAGGCGCCTAGACGGTTCTAGAGGGTAGAAAACAGGGTGTAGGACACCCCCCAAAAACAGCCCCGTAAAGGCCCCTAGCAGCCCCTACAGTGGCAGGAAAGGGAGGGGGTAGGTAGGGGGGTAGCCACCCCGTTGAAACCCCCCTTCTAGAACGTCCAATAGTGCTAGTCAAGAATCCCTGTAGAATCGTAAAAGAACTCGGTTGAGTTTCCTCCCGAATACGACACCGGGAGGGGGTTGAGACGACACCGGGAGGGGGTTGAGGGTTGACTCGGTTACAGATAGTCCAGACTTCTGTGCTATGAACATTCGACCCCGTTACGGGGTCGAATGGGTGCAATCGATGGAATGGAGAAAGCGATGTTGCGGTGCAACAATCGACATTGCAGAAGTGAAAGGAATCGGAAAACGCTTGAAAACAAGTGCTACGGTGCGCCACACCGATGCAAAACGTTACGAAAACAGGCATTTCAGATTTGAAAGGTTGCCTTTCAGTTTTGAAAGGGAGGAGTGCTCGGAAACGGGCAAAAAACGAAGTGAAAACAAGCACTTACAACGAATTGCCTGTTTCTCCGCTGAAAACGCTCAAACCCCTTCTAGCAAAGCGTTTCGTGCGGTTGGCACCGTCCCTGCACTATGCCCTTTCGCCCCGTCGCTCCCCACGCCGCGACGGGTGCCGCGCTGTGTGGCGCGGTGGACGGCGAGGGTTCCCGAGCGGGAGACAGGGTGCCTAGGGCACCCGTGGCGAAAGGCCGTTGAACGCTCAGGACGTGCGAGCGATGCACGGAACGTACCAGTGCAAGGGATCTGGCCCCTTGTGCAAACTGGAAACTGCGAAGTCTGGAAGACTCTCCAACGGCACAACGTGCGCCGAGCCTCTGCTTGCAAGCTCATAATGCACAACGAATGCCAACGAGCCTCTAGCGGGATTCAACCCGGTACGCTCGGAGACGATTCAGACATGCGGCCAACGCGCAAACCCCCACGCAAACGGTGTGGTCAGGGACGCGAAGGGACGGTAGCAAGCCTACCGCACAATCCGGCGCAATGCCGGTCCCGAAACACCGCAACGCACGGGCGAATCGGCCATTCTATCCCAACGCTCCCAACGTTGGGTCATGAACCCCGATTCCCTCGAAGACCGACGGGACAACGGAAAGCGACTCGGAACGAGCGAGTTTGCAGGGTATCGAAGGGAACCGGGGCATTGAAGGTGCGGCTCTATGAAGGCCGATAAGCGCCAAGGTCGCCAAGGGCGACGGTATGCAACCCCACAATGGGCGATCCCCCTTCGCTGCAAACAAGCAAGCTTCGAGGGTTCTTGAAACAGCGTGTAGGGCGCTACATCCAACCGGAGAAAGACTCCCGTGCGGAACCTTACTGCGATCGTACGGCGCGCATGAATCGACCCGTGGCATAGCGGTAAAGCCATGAACCCGCGGTGTGTGTGGAGTGACCCGAGTGAAGGTTGCCACACACGAGAACGAAGCTAATCGGAAGTGCGTTCCTGTGCGGTGTGGTCTGCCATATCGTAACGGGCAACGTGAAGCCTCGTACCTAGCGCGACACATGGAGGTCTGTGCGTCCAGTGGGCTAATACTAGCCTAACCGGAATGTCTGTTCTGAAGTGTGTTGTAGCTTGGCGAGTGTCGAATGTTGTCGCTGTGAATGGTGGTACAGCCTACACCGCACAGGGCGCACGTCCGTTTCGACGATACACAAGTCCGAATAACGCGCTCATGGCGCGTAGCGCCCTAACGGGCAAAGCACAGTCGCGGTTTGACTGCGATGCACTGTGCGGGAAACGACGGTTTAACACCGTTCGTTTTCCAGTGTTTCCATTCTGGTCTGTGAGCCTGTTTCAAGGTGCCTATTCCAGAATGCAAGCACTGAAAAGCGAATGGTCGATATTCTCGTAACGTGGCTCGCGATCTTCGCGTTCGCGGGTCTTTCTCTCCGAAAGGGGCTCAAGTGAATATGTCTCCGATCCGTGCAGTGGTTTGTCTCATGCCGAGCTTCATGCTCGGTCTCTCGGTTGGGGGCGCGCTCCGCGTGGCGATCCCCAACACGTACGTTCGGGCGCTGACGGGCATCGTTGTCATGCCCGCCGTGGGCTATGCGGGAGGGTTCATCACCGAGCGCATGGTCCGTTGGACGGAAGGGCGCATCGCCTAGGAACATCGATGACTGTTCACGTTCTGTAATGTGAACAGTAATGGGCGTTTCTAGCCAACCACGGCGGTTGTGTAACCGCCATTCTCAGGAGAATCAGCATGACAAAGATCGGTGTGACTGCGGGGTGCCTGCGGGCGCTGCTCGCGGGGGATGTACTCACGCACGAAGTGAGCAAGGCGGACGTGGCATCCAAGGGTCTCGCGCACTTCTGCAATTGCGCGGAGCGTGCTCACAAGGCGGGGGGGATCTCTCTCCGTGAGCTCAACAATGCGGGGTTCGCCCTGCAATGCGCCCATGTGAGCAACATTCAGGGATCGGGGGCTCCGGCCAGCAAGTCGGACATCGAATGGTACAACACTCACCACGGGCGCGCGGCTCACGCGCTGTGCAGCGGTGCGACGTGTCCGAGCGGTCTCCGACCCCTTTCGATCCCCAACGGTGGGGGGGCGCACAAGGTCAATCGCGACACGATGCTCAACTGGACACAACGGGTCAAGGAATACCTCAACGATCCGGTGCGTCCCTTGCCGGACGACGCCATCGTCAACATCAACGACGTGCCGTTCATCGTGGGGATCGATGATCGCTCCGGGGGGGCGGCGATCATCGGGACGGACAACGGCGGCGGGTACAACCGCAAGTCTGACGGATCGCCCGGTCACTCCCGCAAGCATGACGGCGCGGTCGGTGCGCCGCGGTCGTCCGATCGTCTCCCGAAGCTCTGGAAAGAATACGTCGCGGCCAAGGAGAGCGTGACGCGGGGGATCGCCACGATGCACGATCTTCTCCACCGTGCCGAGGTTCCTCAGAACGATGTCTGCGACGCTCTGGCCGCGTGGGCGCTTTCCGCCCCCCTCGAAGCCATCGAGGGTGTCAACCCCGGCGTGTTCGATGGTACGATCGTCCGCGAGGGTGTGATGGTCCGTCCCGCGGACAACGAGCTCGGGAAGGCTCTCGTCACCCGGCTCAAGGTGACGCGCAAGCCTGCCATCGACCCCGCGGTGGGGGTCAAGGTCGTGAAGCGCAACGACGACGGGACGTTCGTGATCGCGATCATGGAAACTCTGCACATGACGGTCGCGCCGGGTTCCATCGAGCGCGTTCCGCCCCCCGAGCCCGTGAAGGCTCTCGCGGCGTGGAAGCCGCGGGTTGGAGAAGCCGCTCTCTACGTTCCGACCGGGGTTCAGGGCTCGACCCCCATCGAAGTGTTCATCGAGGGGGTCAACGGCGAGAAGTTCATCGTTCTCTTCGCCATGGAAGACGGCGAGGAGATTCGACTCAACGACGTGCTCCCCACCGAGCTCTCCGAGGTTCCCTCGGAAGCCTGATTCTCCTCCCACCGAAACAACCCCGAATGGTTGGACGCTGGTGTACAGCGTCCGCGGGTTCGATTCCCGTACGGGGTTCCGAAGCCTCCAAGGCGCTGCACACGGGAAGTGAGGGTTGCATAGCGCAACCCTTGCGCCCGTCAGATGGCCAGGAGGCTTCTTTTTTTTCTCTTTTTTTAACTTCAGAAACCCTGATTTTTGAGGGGGAGACCCCCTCGGAGGTTCATCATGAACAAGCAGATCGAACGTGCGATCCTCGATGCGATGGCGGTCGCGTGGGCCGAAGAGGCGTACGACGCGCGCAAGGTGCTCAGGTTGGCTCTCAAGGGGAGCATGTCTGAGGCGCAGAGCACGCTCATGGCTCTGGAGATGTTCCTCGTGAAGCGTGAGGAGAGGCTCACGAGGAACGCGGTCGGATGGGCTCTCAACACGATCAACACCACGATCCACCGTAACGAAGAGGCTCGAAAGGCGAAGATCATCAAGGAGCGCATCGCACAGCTCAAGGTCGGCAACATCGTGATCATCAAGGGCTACGAGGACGGTAACGACGAGTACATCGACAAGTCCGTCACGGTCAAGGAGGTGGGCGCAATCACCATCTCCGTTCAAGATGCAGATGGGAAGCTCTACAGTTTCCACAAGAAGTCTGGAATGAGCGTCTTCAGCAAAGAACTGAGCCTGATGCCCTACTGATCTTCTGGCCCATGAAGGGCCTTGACAGGCATCCCACGACGGTTGGACGTGTTGCAACCTCGGCACTTGGCAATGGTGCAAAAGACTGAGGATTTTCAACGTGGGATGTCTGTCAAGACTCTTCATAGAGTCTAAGGGAACGATTGCGGATTCTAACACTCTCCTTTGAAGCTCGAACGAACTGGACCCGCAGAGCCTCTCCCGAACAACGGATACAGCACGAGCACTCGATGCGCGCTAGAGAGTGACGTGTCAATCGTCAGTGATGACGCGAGACAAGCGAAGGGTATCGTTGGCCTTCTGGTAGATCAGGAATCGTCAGAATCGTTCTTGGATTGCCTGTCTCCCTTGACGCGGTGAGGGGGAGGGGATCTATGTCCAACCGCAGGAACGCCCAATGGTAGGATCCTCTTGAGCGCTCAAGAGGATGTCTCAGGTTCGATTCCTGAGATGGGCACCATGAAAAAGCTCTTCGGTTTCTCTCGGGGATCGTTTTACCGATCCCCAGATGTGGAGGTAGACGTAACAGATGCATCGATTGAGGAGATCGATGCAGAGTATGTTGCTCTTCGGAGCAACTATCCGATCGTAACTGCCAATGATCGGAACACCGTGATTGTCCGGTTTGGAAAGTGCATCTTTCATGAGATGGTCGCGATCCCCGGACGGAACGGTCTTTCTGACTTTGCGATCGGGAAGTTTCCGATCACAGAGATGGAATGGCGGGTGCTCATTTGCGGGACAGACCCCCGTTGGGAGAAGTCCCGCAAACCTGTAACGTATGTTTCCGCATCACAAGCGGAACGGGTGATCGAGAAGCTCGGGTTGAGGTTGCCCTCCGAGCAGGAATGGAACCTCGCCGCATATGGTACAGATGGCAGACCTTATCCATGGGGATCGGCTCCTCCGAGCGATCGAAGGCTTATCTGGGCAAGAGAGTTCTATAGATTTGAGCCCGAATGTGTGGGCAAGCGACCCGATGGGGCGTCTCCCTTTGGCGTCGAAGACATGCTCGGCAATGTTCGCCAGTGGACGAGCACCGGGGCATATACGGCGCGTGTGTCAATGGGCATGAGTTTCGAGTCTGATTGGATTCGAGATCGTGACAACACACAATCACACAAGGATAACAAGCTCGCCGATGAGCTTGTGAAAGAGCTTTCCCCAATCCAAGTTGGAAAGCTCGCAACGAGACTGCTTCTCCGCACCATGAGAGGTGACTCACTTGGACGAAGAATCAAGAGAGCAGTAATGGGGGATAAAACCCCAAACCTGCTCAATGAGATCGAAACGGGGCTGAGGAATGACTCCTCAGTCCGAACCTTCTCCATGGACATCGGAAACGCCTTTACAGGATTCCGATGCGCAATGGATCTCTCGTGATTATCCCCGCCGTATTCTTTCTCAGTGCAACTCTCTGCACTCTTCTCACACTCGCATCGAACAGGAGCCCATCATGACCACCCGATCGACCAAGCGCACGAACAGCATTTTCCGTCGCGAGCTCGCTACCGCGATCATGCGCGGGGATACGAGCATCCCCGGCGTCAAGGAGCTCATGCAGGTTGCCCCCTCTTCCCAGAACCGCATCGGCTACGATGGCAAGCAGGGTACGCGAGGGTTCTCTCCCTCGTTCGGCACCACGTCTCGCACCCCTGGCGGTGCTCAGGGAGCGAAGACCCTCGTGATCAATGCCTTCGTCAACACGACCACGAGCAAGGGCCGAGAGAAGGCCAAACACCCCCACAACATCACGCATCGCATGACGCGAGCATGGGCCGAAAACCTCGCGGGGCAGTGGCTTCGCGAGAGCAACTACGAGATCTGATCCCCCTCCGACACATCCCGCCTTTAACAACCGCTCAGTGGTGAGTTTCAGGATGTGTGTCCTGAATTGGGTTCGATCCCCTTCGGTTGTTCCAAACTTCTAATCTCAATAGGAGGTTCATCGTGTGGGCACGATGCGTACATCTGTTTCTCACCTATAACGTCGAGATCTGCCGAGCGCTGGAGGCGCTGTTCTGATGACGATGCAAGAACTCGACTCGCTGCTCAAGCGTAGCGAGAAGCTCAATCCCATGCCAGAGATCGTGTATCCGGCTGAGCAGGGGGAGAAGCTCAATCCCATGCCAGAGATCGTGTATCCGGCTGAGCAGGGGGAGAAGCTCAATCCCATCATCCTGGCGAGCGGAACGTCGGAGAAGGACGCGATCCGCATCGCCAAGGATCTCGGAAGGGTGCTCGGTCATAACCGAGCTCAGATCATTCTCAACAACGGCTTCAAGATCGAAAACATCGAGGTGTGATCATGGAAGGTTCTCAGTTCGACTTCAGCACGCACAAGAAGGCTCGCAAGGCCATCGCCATCTACGAGACGATGGGCAAGGGTCCGCGCCACCCTCACAAGCACTCTGGACGGCGCGAGATGCGAGCTCTCATGAAGAGCCTTCAAACCTACTACATGCCCGGAAGCTCTCATGGGAGGGTGGAAAGCTTCCTCGGTGAAGGGGTGGTCTACTCTGGTGAGGGCCTGAGCTTCGCTCAGTACGAGGGGCTGTGGAAGGTGGGCAATCCGCACCCCTTCAACAGAGCTGCGCGCCGCGAGCGCGGGCTCCCCTGTGGCCGGTGGAGTCGCTCCCACCAACACACCAAGTCGTGATGGACCCTGTAGAGGGGGTCATCCTCGTTCTCTCCATGTTCGCAATCGGATTCCAGCTCATTCTGGAGTTCACGGGGCTGTAAGAGATGGAAACCCCAATCGCGCTGATCAAGTTCGACAAGCAGGGCAGTCCGTGCCCCTGCGGCAAACGAAAGCTGTGTGCTCTGTGGTGTGATTTGTGCGACAAGCACAAGGAGCACTGCGAAGCGTACAAAGCCTCCAAGAAGAGCTAAAGGAGGGTCTATGCATTTCGCAAGAGGCCCGCCTGAGTAATTCTCCGTGAGAATGGAAAGTATTGATGTATGCGGACTAGGTAACTCCCGAACCCTATGAAGTGCAGAGGGTTGGTAGCGAGACGGGAGAATCTGGGGGAGGTGGCTCTGACCCCATACAAAGAAGCATGGAGGTGTGTTATGTAGGCTTGACCGCCTATACGCTCCAATTTAAGATGGTGTTAAGAGATTAACACCATCTTTTGCCACGCTCGTATAAAAGTAATTACTCGGCCCTTGTAATGCCGATATCAGAGTGCAAGTCTCTGGCGTGGCTCCATTTCTGCTCGTATCTAAGCCCCTATAGCTCAATGGACAGAGCGCGCGGCTTCTGGTTTCGGTGGGATTTTTCTCGCCGGAATCTGCTCCAGCGTAAGTTTACCATTATCAAACTCCCAATGATGATTTGGGCACAAAACAAGAATGTTGGATGGTGCATTCACAATCCCAAGTTGCGTGTTGGCATCAAAAGATGAAACTGATTTGATGTGGGCAAGCTCTATGTGGAGTGAATAGCCGCAAACTTGGCAAGGTAGCTTCGTTAGATCTCTGTTCCAAGTTCTACAAAACATCCGAACTCTTACATTCTTCCAAGACGGATGACGCCCTTTTATGGATATGCCATCGGAAAACTCTTTGATGGTCTTGCCCTTGTTTATGCTCTTACCATCGCTAATGATACAAGCTCTGTGTCGCTTACCTCTAACAATATCACCGCAAAATGAACAAACCTTCCATACCTTACTTGTTCGTTTTCGCTTCACATAGAGTTTGTTGGTGATAATTGCGCTGCATCTTCTGCTGCAATATTTTACGTTTGCGATATTGCTACAGTCTGGATTTCCACATTTCATCTTGGCGTATCCTCTCTGCCTTCTAAGCAGTAGAAAAGGTAATCGGAACATGAGGGTTCGAGTCCCTTCGCCAAGGCTAAACCACCATAAAACAAGAATCAAGTCAGCGCCATTATCAAAAGTTCGATTTCGGCTATTCAAGTCTTGTGAAGGTTCGAGTCCTTCTAGGGGTGCTATCAGTGCCGTTTGCTGATGCTGGTTTCAGCAATCGCCCTATAAGCGATAGGACATGGGTTCGATTCCCATACGGCACACAGCGGTTGATGTGGTGAGATTTGTTTTCCGTGGAGGGCTGCTTCTGATTGCTTCTCAGCCCGACGAAGCGGAGCATATCGATGTACCCGACTCTTCACTAGAGTCTAAAACCACATCTGCTAGCGTATCTCAATGGTAGAGAAGCGACCTTTTAAGTCGCGATATGAGGGTTCAACTCCCTCCGCTAGCACTATCGATCAATGGAGATCGGTAAAAGAGGAGTGTCTGCAATGGACGATGATTCAAAGATCGTGAGTGGCGTATTCGGGTTGGGTTGCCTCACGGTGATCCTGAACTTCGTGCTCAGCATCGCGTTTCTCGCGGCGGTCGCCTACGCGGTCGTCTGGGTGATCAAGCACGTCAACTGAGCCGCCAACGCACAGAAGGGAAACTTTCATGAACATCAACACGCAATACCACCCCACCGCCCGCGTCAAGATCCGCCGCACCGAGATCCTGGACGGAGGCTCGATGGACGAAGAGGTTTTCCACTACACCTACCGAGTCTTCGAGAAGGGTCCGGGCTCGAACAAGCGCACGACGTGGATCTACAAGAGCGACATCACGCTCAAGGACGCCATCGCCGGATACTGCAAGTTCAAGGGCACGCTCGACAAGTTCCCCTCGTTCTGGTTCGAGGGGCGAGAGGTGCGCGATCAGTGGGAGAGGCTCCTGATCCTTCACCACCTCATCGAGAAGTGCAAGATCGCCGAGAAAGCGGTCGTCGAAGAGCTCGAGAGGGAGATGGGGATGCGGGATCTGGCCTGCCTCGTCCCTCCCGGTCGCTGAACTCAACACAGAAGGGAAACTTTCGCCATGAAGATCCGTCGTCGCAACCATCCCGAGGGTCACGTCGCCCGAGGCAAGAACAACCCGAGCCCGACGCGCGGAGCGCGCACGAAGTCGGGAGCGCTCCGAGTTCATCCCCGTGACAAGATGGGGAGGGTCTACGCCCAGAGCACTGATGGAGGGCTCGTCCGTACGTGGGGGGCTCTCTACAACCACAACGGCGAAGAGATCAACCCCGTCGAGATCCAGGCCAAGATCGACGAGCGCACCGCTATGACCTCGTGGGTCAGGTCGGGACAGTCCACGACGATCGAGCTCGGCAAGAAGCTCTTCCTCACCGTGGACGACAGAGGCAAGCAGCCGACCGTGTTCCTGCACACGTCGAGCAACCCAACCCACACGCAGAAGTTTCCCAAGGGCATCAGGACACTGCCCAACCTCAAGGTGGCGCGTCGCTACGCCCGCGAGCTGCTCAACTACCACGCGCAGAAGGCGGCGTGAGAGTTCACGCCACGTTCGTGAGGACTCGTCGGGAAGTGGTGGAGATGGACTTCATCCTTCCCGACGATTCTTCTCGCCAAGCCATCTTCGAGAAATTCAGAGAAGTCCAGAACTCTGGAAATCTTCGCTACACACCGACAGACGAGATCGATGATCAGTGGGCTTACCTCAACGATGAGGAAGAGCCGCTCCAGAACACGAAGAAAGGTCCGTGATCATGCCCCGTAATCTCGTCGCCAAGCTCACCCGTTCAACCAACCAGATCGGAAAGGTCGCCCTCAATGGCGTCTCCGATGCCGCCACGCCCGAAGAGATCCGCAACTACGCGATGCTCTTCGGCAAGCTCTTCCCCGATCGTGTGCAGTGGGAGGCTCCCGAACAGACGGCGAGCGCCATCACGATTGTGGACAACCTCTTCAACAAAGCGACAAGTGTCGAACCGGGTGCCAAGGTCAAGCTCGTCTCCGGGCTCTTGGGGGATCGCTCTCCCAAGCCACTCTTCAAGCAGACGGTCAAGCTCCCCGCCAAGGGGACCAAGATCTTCTCGATCCTCACCTACCTGCTCTCGAACCCCGGCTCGACCGTGACGGAGCTGTCGAGGGTGCGCGGTCACAATCTCCACAAGGAGCACGAGGATGCAAACAAGCTCACGAACGCTCTCGTGAGCGCGTACTCCAGACTTCTCGATCGTGTGCGCAATCCCTCCAGCCTCCGCGCTGGGACCGAGGTCTGGTGCTACTCGCTCAGGCCCGAGGTCGCCGAGGCCGTGCGCGAGGCTCTGAAGGTCTGACACAAGGAGGGCTTCATGGCACTTCGTGAGTGCAGCGAGTGTGGTGTGAGTTTCGACCCGCACTCTCCTGCAAAGCGAAAGGCCGGGGGGAAGATCTTTCATTGCCCCGACTGCTCCGAAGAGGTATCTACACCATACCTCGGGGTGGTCGGGGGCGATGGAAAGCAGAGTTCGGTCTCGGTCATCAAGTTCGACTCGCAGAGTGACCGAGACAAGTATCAGAGGTGGTTCCAATCCGTTTCTGGTTACAATACGGGCAAGAACTGTCAGATGGGTCATGAGCCACCGCCGTGTCCTGTCGCTCACTTCACCACAGTTGCTCACAATGGGGGCAACTCAAACCACAAGGGGAAAGCATCATGAAGAACTGGTCTCACCGAGGAATGCCTCGGATGCTTCAGAGCGAAGGGGCGGTCAACACCGCCCCCAACTTCAAGATCAAGAAGACGGACAAGGGAGAGGTTCCGGTGTCACACCTCGAACCTCTCAACAAGACCGTCCGATGGAACTCAAACGAGTTTCAGTACGTGCGGAACATGCGACCGCTCTCGCGGCGCAAGCATCGTCGGGGTGCTCCAAGCGGGTACTGATCTGACAACGTGGGCCGCGATTACGTAAAACGCGGATCTGCCGCTCGTTGAAGTTGCCTCACATCTGGCTCAGAGACCTCTATCCCGAGAGTATCTGGGAGGGTGTGGGTGCAATGGCAGCACGTTCTTGTCGAGTGCGGGATCACAGACACAAGATCGTATGGGTTCGATTCCCTTGAGCGGAACCAAGAAAGGAGAGGGTAATGCGATACTACGCAGTGCAGTTCTGCTGCAAGAGGGCCGGTTGGACAACTCTGGAACATCTCGGCTTCAAAAAGCTCCACGAAGCTGTGAAAGTTCTTCAGGAACTCTCGAGCCAAAGGCCCTATTTCGCGATGAGAACTCACCAGATGCCAAAGAGCTGGGCACCCTCTCCTTGTGAGGGGGATGTGATCGAGGTTGCCAAGGAGACCATGGACAAATGTCATTTCTGACAAGTCACCACGGATCTTACATTCACGACTATGAAAAGTCTTGCAACCTCAAACAAATCGCGACTCTCAGCCGGGAGGGTGCGGAGGATGTGCTCCGTGGGAGCCCCTTCGTCGATCCCAGGAACATCCGATGGGGTTCTGAGTACCTCTTCATGAACAAGGGGTGGTACATCGTCGCCCACAACGCGAAAGAGGATACCTGCGACATCCTCTACCTTGCCGATGGTAGGTACTACCTCTGGCAAGCATCGCCCGCTTCCAGACTCCTCCAAGAGATCAACCGCTATCGGGATAATCCAATCACAAGCATCGAGCAGATAAGGGTGAGGTAATCCTCTGATGTTCAAGCACGGAGATATCGTAAAGTACAAGGGCGAGTTCCTTCGCTCTGTGGGTTGGTACACCAACGTTCCGAAGGACGGAAAGGTGATCATCAACGATCAGAATCCCATCATGGGAGATCCTTCCGAAAAGTTCTGTTGCGTGGCGGTGCATTGGTGCGACTCGCCCGCACCCAAGCTTTGCAACATCAAAAACATCATGCTCGCATCGAAGCCGGGGTGAACCATGGGCATCGTAGTGCAAAAAGTCGCAGAGCTTCTCAACTGCACGAAGGGGGGAGTATTGATCCTTTCTGGACTTCCGGGCTCTGGTAAAAGCAAGCTCGCCAACGAGCTTTCAGAGCAGCACGCGAACACTCGCGTGATCTCCTCCGATGATTACTTCATGCGGAATGGAAAGTACGAGTTTGATCCAAGAAAGCTTGGAGAAGCTCACGATCGGTGTTGGGAGAGCTTCCTTCGAGAGTGCGATCGTTGGGACTCTTGGAGACTGTCTGATGGGCTGCTCATCGTGGACAACACGAACACCTCTCCGTTCGAGCTCGCCCCCTACGTGAGATACGCAACGGGGTGCGGAATTCCTACGCTTACACTCTTCGTGAGCCGTTCGTTCGAGTGGTGTGCTCGCGATCAGACACACGGGGTGTCTATCGAGACCATGCAACGCATGGATCAGAACATCACACGTACGCTCAAGGACTTCCCTCGGTATTGGGATCGCAAGATCTGGAGTTGGTCATGAAAGTCATCGAAACACTCTACGAAACGATCAAGGACTCTGCCGTCGGGGCGGTGGGATCGTTTGTCGCGAAGAAGGTTCGCGACAAGATCACAGAACGCCTCGAAGAGACCGATTGGGAGAGGTTGCAAGCCAACCTCCGCAAGCGGGTCGAAGAAGCCAATCGGGCCAAGGCTCAGCAGAAGCCCAACTACATCAAGGTAACGAGGTTGGACAAGCAATGAACGGACAAACCTACAAGGTCGTGACCGAAGCTCTTCTGGCCGCATTCCCCTCTCGGAGTGCATTGAGTAGAGCGCTCTTGTTCGGCTGTGAGCTTCGGCTCAACGAGATTGCTGGAGATGGTATCCCTCTCCCTGCGGTTGTCGGTGAGCTCCTCACCTACATGAACTCCCAAGGAGTCGCTGCAACCGTGCTCAAAGGGCTTCTGAGCCAGAATCCCCTGAACCCGAAACTCCAGAGCGCCGTTGCTCTGGTTACGGGATCGCCCATCGAAGTCACAACCCCAACCCAAGAAAGCACTCCTACAGTGAGCAACGCCAATCAGAAGATCCACAGCGTACATCGTATGGGGCTTCTCGCCGTGCTCTGTCTCGCGCTCAAGGCTCCGAGCGAAGAGGTGGAGGGATTTCTCGATGAGCTCATCGAGGAAGACACCACCTACAAGGGGCTCGCCGACATCGACCGCGACACCATCTCCGATGCGGCACGAGCCACCATCAAGGGGGTCAAGGCGATCCAGATCAACAACGCCGTGAAGGTTCTTCAGCTCTTCGGACCCGAGATCAAGGTCTCGGAGAAGGGGAGGCTCAACATCGTCAAGAACGAGCTCACAGGCGAGTGGGAAGTCTCCTCGCGCACGACAGACGCCGAGGATGGCACGCTCTACAAGCCTGTGGAGTTCCCGAAGCCCATCGTCGGTTGGTATGACGGGAAGACATACCCGATGGGGGCTCTCGTCGATGACAACGACCTCCCGCTCACAAGCGAAGGCATCGAGTCTCTCCTTCAGAGGAACTACCAGATGGGGGCGCACCCGTGGTGGTCCAGAAACCTCGGGAACTTCTCCGTGGTGGACCTCTGCCGCGCTCTGAAGGGCGGAAAGCAACCCGTTCAGATCTTCAAGATCCTCATCGACCCGCTCAGCAACTTCTGTCTGCGTGAGCAGGACTGCCAGATCTTCATCGAGAAGATGAAGACGGCGGTGCCCAAGAACACAGATGCGACGAGCACCACTCAATCGTTCGAGTGGACGCGAGAGAGGAAGATCGCGCTGCGAAAGGCTCTGGCCAAGCTCTTTCCATCGAGCTCCAAGCTCAGGACCCTCGCATCCGACTCTGCACTGAACACATCGAGGGTCGATTTCAACGGTGCGGAGGAGAACATCGCCTTCTCCATCATCCAGGAAGCGGAGGCGGCACAGAAGCTCGACAGGCTCTACGCGGTCGCCCTCTCGGAGTGGCCCAACTCGACCATCCTCCGTGATGTGAGGCTCGCGTGAGTAAGGACTACGCAAACCTCTTTTCTTGGCTTGCCAAGCAAGATGCGAGCAAACCCCACATTCAAGAGCTCATCGATCTGATCGGGGCCTCGGTTGAGGCGAAGCAAGCCGCGGAGAACTTCGATCGTGCGATGGGCATCGCCGAAGCGACCGTGGATAAGCTCAGAGCAGCCTCAGAGGAGCTCAACAAGCTCAAAGAGGAGCGTGCAATCCTTGCGGAGATGCTCGGAACGGTCTCGATCCTCGATGCCGTGAAGGAGCTCAGGGAGATCGCTCGAAGCATCCCCAACGACCCTCCGGGTTTGGACTAGGCCCTTTAAAGCCTTCCAAACCCCTTCTAGCTACCCACCCCTATCCCCGACCCTTTCCTGCCATTGCAGCGCCTCGTAGGTGCCTTTACGGGCATGGTTCAAGGCACCCTTCCGACCTTCAACCCGGATGGGGTTTGGGAAGGGGGTAGGGGGATGGGTAGTAATACCTAATACTAAGTATAAGAATATATAGGGAGACTGAAAAAAACTCAGTGAGGTGCCTTGTGAACATCGAAGAGATCGTCAGAAATCCGACATCATTTAGAGTGGAGAAGCTCTCCGCTACTGAGTACGAAGAGCTCTTCAATGCTCTCAAGGATCGCTACAACCCTCATGTGAAGTACCGCGGAGGGGGCGGTGGTCTGATCCTCTGTCGTGTAGAGCTCATAGCTGGCAGTTCCATGCCACACGATACGGACTGCTACTGTCGTGGGCGTCTGATCTACGAAACAGTTACGACCTCGGTCTGGTTGCGCGAGCACAACGAGACAATGGAGAGAGCCAAAAACCTGAGAGCCACCATGGAAAAAACTGCAATCGACAAACTCAGAGATCTCGTCGTCAGAAACTCAAGCACAACGTGGATTGGTGTCGACAGGTTCTCGGAGAGCGTGACCTTCGTTCTCCGAAACGAACAAGGTCATTACTTGTACAGTGCTGACCTCAAAGATCCCAAGACACAAATCGCTGTTGCCAACGCTAACAGCATCGGATCTTGGGACAGCTCTCTGTGGTCAAACGGGATCGGCAGCGAACTCAAAGCATTTTGGTCCACGATCCGTTGGGGCTACGATGCCTTCCCAAAGGATGCGTTGAGTTTCACGTTCAAGGATGGTGTCATCACCTACACCAACGCGAAGGGCGAGAAGTTCAGTGAGCCAGTCTGTGTAGTGGATTCTGCTCACAAATCGCAGTGGTCAACGCTACCCACTACCGCAGCAAGTGCGACTCCCCCACTGACTCACAAAGCGTTGATCGAGAAGAGAGACATCCTTGGGCTCATTACGAAGTTCAAAGATGGCCCCCTGGAGATCTGCCTTGTCGATCCGGGGCACTCACACTACGACCCCACGCTGCTCAACATCGCCGATTTCCTGAAATCTCTGTCCGGTTTCAACTGGATTGATGGTTTCAACACGGATTCTAGAGTGCAAGAGTCGTGCGGGCTCTTCCGAGAGATCAAAGCTCGGCTTGAGTGTAACGAGCTCAAGTTCAAGCCAGAGTGCGTCCGACTCACCATCTTCTACGATGGAAGCTATCGAGTAACTCGAGTTCCTGGTAGCCCTGCGGGTGTCACAAAAGGTCTTGAGGGCATTCGCAGACTCAAGGAATTTCTCGTGGATGCCACCCTCGCAGGTCAGTTCAAAGCCTACGTGACCTCGGAAAACCCCACCATCGAGGGGGCTTTGGCACTCTTGGATGGAAAGAGGATCAGCCTGTCGGGTACTGTGGGCATGGAGGCAGAAGGTGCGGTACTCGATAATCGAGATCTTGATCGGTACGCTTGGAACGATGACTTCTGGAATACGGTCATCAGGAGTGAATCGGGTGGTACGGCTCTTCGATGGCTTCGCACATCGAACCGGGGTGATCACATCCGATATGCGCTCGTCTATCAGAGCGCAGAGCTCATCGAAATGGTGGGGCACGATGGAAAGCAGATCCGAGTCCGCTTCAAAGACCTCTTCGATGCCAACACTGCGGTTCTGATTCGATACAACCCAACCACGATCCAAGAGGCGCTCAGTCTGCTCGCAGTGGCTCCCCTTGAGCCCGAGAAGTGCATCGATGCCGCTGCGCCCATCTTGGATGGGATCACCGTCACGCTCAAGGGATATCCCCACGTCGCGCGCCCAATCCGATGGGAGGCGTTCCAAGAGCTCTTCCATTCGGGGTGTCCGGTTTGGGATAAGGTTGTGCAGGATCGTAGGCCCAATCAGATCAACGGAGATCAGATCTCGGACATTTCCTACTACCTTGCCGGATTTCCTGAGCTCTACAGGGAGCTCAGTCACATCACGTTCAATCTCTCCCGACGAGAGGTCATTCTCACAAACATGAAAGGTGTGTCCGTAGTCTGGACGCACACTCAATTCACCCACAACCGCAAGCCCGTAGAGTTCCCCGCAACAACCGTGAAAGAAGAGGCTCCCATGGCAACTCCCAATTCCAATGATTCGCTCGTCAACTTCGTGAACAACGCCCGTCGGGATGGTCGCAAGATGGCCACTCGCATGGCAGGCAAGCAGATCGTCAAGGCGATCCAGGAACCGCTCGTGGCTGCACTCGCGGCGCAGCTCGGACCCGGAGATGAGGCCCTCAAGGCGAAGATCGCGCTGTTTCTCGCCACGGACATCGGCAAGGCTCTTCTGGGCGGTCTCGTCTCTGCGGGCCTCTCTGCGGCCAACGGGACGATCATCAAGAAGTCCGATCAGATGGTGATCTGCGCGGAGCTCGCCGAGGACATGAAGATCGAGGCGGGTGCCGTGGCGATGGATGCCGTGGTCGATGTGATCATGGGACCGGCGCGCAGCATCATCACCGGGACGATCGCCTCCCTCGCGGAGAGCAATGGCAATGAACAGATCGCGCCTCCCGAGCCTCCCACAGCGGGTCTCGGGAACGGGAACGGAGAGAAGCTCAACATGAACGTCGAAGAGTGTGTGGCCGAGAAGGTCGAGGTGGTCAAGTGAGCTACAAGAAGGCAATCGAGGTTCTCGAGGCTCTGCCCGAGGATCAGAAGATCATGATCCGTCGTTACTACAACGATCACAATGGGCGGCACTGCGCGATCGGGCACCTTGTCCGAGTGAAGCCCGAACACGAAACAGGAATCCGAATCCTGCTCGATCCCAGGTGCTACGTCTCCCAAGTGCCGAGCATCAATACGAAGTACATCAAGGATCGTCTCGATGAGCTCGAGATGACCGAAGATGAGGCTGGCCGACTTCAAGAGTACGTGGACACCGAATCGGAACGCGCGGGTGTTGAGATGGGCAGAACCCTCTTCGATGCGGCGCTCAACTTCATGCGAGAACAGGAGAGTCTGTAATGTCGTACAACGTACGTGGTGCATCGGTCGCCGAACAAGTCATGCTCGAACAAGCTGGATTCAGGAAGAGTTCGCTCGAAAGTCTTCCGGTCGAGCGCTTTCATGGACCGTGGCACCACCCTGAGTACCCCGGCAGAATCTTCTCCGTCGAAGAGGCTCTGGCACTCATGGCAAAGCGCCAGCAGAGCTTCCAGAGCAAGCCGGATGGGATCGGACACACCACCTCAGACTTCTGAGAGTGTAATCTCATGGAATCCTACGACTGGCTCGACGAGATCTGCGAGCTTGGCTTCTGGCTCATCGCCGATTGGGGGCTTCGGAATACCGCCATCAAGCTCCTCCTGGTAGGGGCCTTCCTTCTGATCCTCTACCCCTACCTCGCGAGGTGAACCGTGCCGACTCTCTTCTGTGAGAAGAAAACCAAAAGACCAACCGACGCTTTCGGCAATCGGAAGGCTTTTCATCAAGAGATGGATGAGGACTTCAAGTTCTTCAATCGCGCATTCAAGATCCTGCCTGTGCTGATGATCTTGCTTACAGCTACCATAGCGGGCCTTTTCCTGTCTGAGATCTACCACTAACCCCCACCATAACAACCGCACTTCTCAAACCGGGAGAATGTAGGTGCAAGAGGTTCGACTCCTCTGTGCGGTTCCACACTCATGTCCGTTTCAAGGAGGTTCCAATGAGCGAAGAGAATTCCACCAATCAAGTGTCAGAGGGTGTCGAAGAGAGTATGGAAGAAGAGGAGTCAGAGGTCTCCAGAGTTCTGGAGAGCCTCGGTGCCTGCGCTCTCGCTGAGGAGTTTGGAAGGCAGTTCGACGATCCAGAGGAAGCCTACGATGCGCTCGACATGGACAACAGCCGCCACCGCTCATGGTGGTTCTGGATCGTGAGCGAGCTCTGCACAACAATGCAGAGGAAATGGCTCTTGAAGAGCATTGTCGAAAGTCTGGACTACGTAAACGACAATGCAGATGTCGCAGATCCGGTGGCTTCGTATCATTGTGGCTACCTCATGGGACTCTTCGATGCGTCAGAGGGTGTCACAAAGAAGATCGATGAGAAGTTCTACGGCCTGAACTCTCACTTCGGTGAGGAGATCGCGTCCGTAGTCGATCGGTACAGAGGAGATCTTCTCACTCTCTGGGAAGACTACAAGAGAGAGAAGCAACTGTGATCACACCCGATCAGATCATGCACCGCAGGCGGATCGAAGAGGCCATCGACCGGGAGCTCATTCGCAACTACAAAGGAAATCCCCTTGAGTTCTCCATAGCTGGAATGGAAGAGGACATCCGAATCGTCCTGGAGCTCTACAAAAAGGACTGGTCTTGTGCTTTGGGCAAGGACCATCAGGGGGCTCCCATCCTCAAGTTCGCAGCGCCTAATCTCCGATCATGAGAGCTGAGATCCACGCGAAGAACTCTGTGAGGCGATACGGAGGTGTTGTCGAGGACTATCTTCCGCTTCACAGGTTCATGGACCAGGCTCGACACGAGCTCGGCGATGTGCGTCACCGCCTGATCACGCACAACACATGGTTCATCCAAATCGCAGAACAGATCCTCGGAGAGTACGTCGAGATTGGCAACGGCGAGGGCTACATTCCCGTGCGTCTGCTCCTTGAGGATCACGTCCGTGAGGATATGGGTGGAAGACTGCCCACACTCGAAGAGAACTTCCGCTCCATCACACCTGAAGCTGTAGCGGGAGATGTTGGTGTTTTCGACGCAATACTGCGTCTTGCAAAGAGGAGCGAGCATGAGTAAGGGTATTTACGTAATCGTCGAGGTGGGTTGGGAATATAACGACGAGTACTATCGTCGCCCAGAGTGCGGCGGGGGAATTCTCAAGATGTTCTTCGCGGAAGAGGAGAAGGATCTCGCCCAAAGCACCATCGATCAGATGAACTCCAAAGAGCGTCAGAATTCCGCAGGGGATTCGGGCTGGGAATACACCGCAAGTCAGGATGGTATCACCATCGACGATCTGGATTTCTACGAGCTCGTGTATGTCCCCTACCACAAAGAGGGGGTCTGAATGTGCGAGGATCAAACCAGAATTCCTCCCGAGGATCGAGGATTCGCGTGGCTGATCGCGGATCTTGAAACGGGCGAATACCACATGCGGAGAGACGAGGCGGAAGCCTTCAACCTCGCACAGATCCTCGGCAAAGAGCCTTTCCGCGAGAACGTTCGCTGTCCAACCCCTTCCATCCGGCTCTTCGGAACTCCCGACACGCTCGTCGTGATGACCTTGGAGCCCATCGAACGCGCAGAGGAGTTCGTGTATGGAAAGCCAAGCTGAGAAGTACAACGTCGAAGAGCTGATCACGCTGTGGTGGCATACGCCATCCAACGAGGGTTACGGACCACCAATCCTCTTCACGGGTGATCCTGGTGAGGCCAAGTCAGGGTACATGAAGTACATCGCGCGCAAGTTCAATGTGCCGTTCTTGTACATCGACCCGCTCGCCAAGGGAGATGGCTACTCAGGCGCGGTGCCGGTCATTGATGAGCTGGAGTCCGAGGGTGTCGATGAGCTCCTTCATATGGGGGGACCTCCCCCACGAAGAGGCGAGAAGGTGCTCCGATTCCCGCCCATCGAGCCGGTGCTTCGCATGATTCGTGCGGGTGTCGGGTTCATCGGCGTGGATGAGCTTCGCAACTGCCCCGTGATCTGGCAGCAAGTGCTCCAAGCCATGTTTGAGGCTCGGGAGTTCGGGGATCAAAAGCTCCCCGTGGGCGTGCGTATGCTCGCCTGCTCGAACTCAGCCCGTGTTGCGACGGGGGGTCGGAAGCTCTCGGGACCTCTCGCCAATCGCTTCACACACGTTCCGTGGCACGGTTTCGAGCCTCAGGAAACCTACGACTACCATCGCAGAACGGCGAAGAGCAAGTTCCCTCAAGTCGGAACTACTCAGATTGCTTCCGAGTATTCAGAAGCAGCGATTGAAAAGATCACCGATGAGTATTGGGAGGCGTACGTCGGACAGGCCAACGTCGATGTGTTTGGTGGTTTCCTGATCGCCAAGCCTCAAATGAAGCACATCGAACCGCAGCCCAACTCTCCGCAGATGGACGGGCCGTGGCCCTCTACGAGAGCCTGGACAACGGTCATGCGGTGGATCGCCACCTACCGCATCCTCAATGATCATACGGATCGCAAGATCAGCAAGGACGTGCTCCGTACGGTCGTGACGGGAACTGTGGGGGATGATGCTGCGGAGATGTTCTGGCGTTACATCAAGGCCAGAAACCTTCCAAGCCCCGAAGATTTCATCACTGGGAGGGCGGAAGTAGAGCTCAGCGCCTCGGTCCCCGACATCGCATACACGATCCTCGCCTCCGCAGCGAGCTACGTGACAACGCTCTCCGATAAGAGCAAGCAGAACACAATGGGAGATCTCCTCTATACCAAGTGCGCAGAGGTGGTCGATCGTGTGGGGACGGAGATTGCCCTTGTGGGGGCACAACCGCTCAGCGAAGCCATGATCGCGAGAGGTTCGACAGGTCAAACGAAGTGGCAGAAAGCATTTATGAGTAAGGCCCGATGAAGCTCGACAAACTCAAATCGCAACATCCGTACGTTTCGTTCCTCTTCGATCTCACAGGAACGCTCGGCTACATCGCCAGTGCGGGGTACGCAATCCCGAAGCTCTGGCTCTGGTTCATTGCTCCGATCACACACCTTCCGGCCATCGGAATGGTTCAGGCTCTTGGGCTGGTGATCGCGCTTTCCGCGTTGAACGTACGCAAGATTCCTGCTCTTGTGGAAATCAGAGAGGAGATCGAAGCGAAGAAGACGGAGACACTCATCGAGCATTTCGCAAGGTCGCATATGCACGCGATCATCTACCTTCTGCTTCTGCTCGTGGGCTGGATCTATCACTACTTCCTGTGATGCGACTCCTGAAGTGGGTGATCGGGCTCTGTCTGGGGGCCGCGCTCTTCATTACGGATAGCGCGATCTTCAAGCTCTTCGTAGAGCTTCTCGTCTACCTTCTCGGGTTCTTTCTGTTTCTCCTGTTCACTTGGCTCATGGTCACACAGGGAACGGTGTGGAGCTTCCCATGATGCTCGTGATCGTTGGGTTGCTTTACATCTTGATTGGCGTCGTCTTCGCGCTTCTCCTCAGTGCAAAGCTCTATTGGGCTCTTGTGATTCCAATCTTCTTTGTGATCGGCTCAATAGAGCCTTTGGCGCGGTGGGTCGAATGGCAAACGCACAACTCAAGATGAAGAAGGGCCTCCAGCTAAAGATTGGAGCGGAGGTGCGTAATCGTCAACAACTACGAAAGACGCACCTCAAGGAGCAGCACGGTCTCTGCAAGGTCTGTAAAAAGCCCTTGAGATTCGAGCAATCTGTGCTCGGTCACATCCTTCAAAAGTCCAAAGGCGGTGATGACACCCTCGAAAACACATTCGCAGCTCACGCAAGCTGCGCCTCCAGATCCGTGGACCATCCTGCTTGATGGTCGCCTCCGAGCAAGAAAAGCGGCGGTCTACTTCGCCCATGCATTCATCCAGTTCGGATACCTCATCGATGAGCGCGTGACCTTCAACGGGAAGCCCACGATGGGCGTCACCGAAGATTGCCAGTTTCTCGCTCATCCTCAGTTTCTCCTCGCACTTTTCGCTCAGGGACTCCCCGAGGTTGCCTTTGTGGAGCTCCATGAGTGCCTCCATACGCTCCTCAAGCACCCGAAGCGTGCAAGGCTTCTGAAAGCAAGAGAAGGTGCTCAGTTTGATCCTGAGGTCTCTGCAATCGCAATGGACATCTCGATCAACTGGATTCTCCGTGCGCTTGCCAAGAACGGAGAGAAAGACCCGAAGGGTGTTCCGTGGCTCAAAGAGCCTTCTGGAGATTACAAGGGTGTCTTTCCTTCCGACTTCGAGCTTTCGGATGGCTTTGAGTACGAGAAGTACTACGAGCTTCTGAAAGAGCAGAAGAAATCCGGCAAGCAGATGCCAAAGCCAAACCCAGAGATGGGCAATGGCTCTCCCTCGCATGGAGACAAGCTCGACCACTCGGAGGCTCTCAAGAAAGAGCTCGAGGCCAAGGGGTTTGAGCCCAAGACCGGCTCCGACATCGATTCCATGATGAAGGAGGCGGAAAAGAAGATGCAAGGGGCCAAGCCCGGAGCTCTTCCGCTCGGTCTTTTGCAGCAAGTCCAGAAGCAGATCGAACCCTCTCCAATCGATTGGAGGGAGCACTTCTGTGCCGCAATCAGTACAAACATCGAACACAGAGCGGGGCACCAGGAGTACCTCTTCGGACGTGCCAATCGCAGGCAAGCTACTCTCGGATATGCTGCGGGTGTCTCCGTACTCCCCTCACCGAGAGAGTTTGTCCCACAGATCGCTCTTGTGGATGATACTTCGGGGTCCGTTGTGGGAGACTCCAAGCTCCACAAACGAATGATCGCAGAGACAACTGGAATCTGCGAATCCATGGGCTGCGAGGTGCTGCTCATTCACTGTGACACGAAGGTGCATGGTGTCGAAAGAGTCGGAGCAAACTCGCAGATCCGAGCGAAAGGGGGCGGGGGTACATATCTGATCCCAGGGATTCAGAAAGCCATTGAGCTCGGTGCCGATGTCATTGGTGTCATTACCGATGGCGAGATCGGAGGCCGAGGATTGGGATCTGATCCTGGTGTTCCTGTGGTGGTAGTTCTGATCAAAGACTACAAACACGACGTGGAGTATGCCGAGCGTGAAGGTTGGGCAACTCTTGTTACAGTTCCAAAGGGTGCTCTTTCATAGAGCTATAGAGAAAGGCTGGAAATGGTCATGAGAAACGAAGACATCGCGAACATCGTCAACAAGGAAGCGCTGGAGAAGATCATCAACAAGGAGGTCCAGGATCGTGCAGAGATGCTTCTCGCACGTCGGGAGCTCGCCAAGCAAAAGTGGTGGAAGGTTCTCCGCAAGGGTACAGATGGGAAGTACTACTCAGATCACGGCGGGAGCATGGAGTGGAACATCCCTACGAGTGACGAGTCGGTTGAGCACAACTACAACGGTAATGTGCAAACCTGCCAATCGGGGCTTCACATCACGTCCGATCCGTCTGCGTGGCTGAGCAACGATGACGAGCACACGCTTCACAGGGTCGATGTGGATTGGGAAAATCCCGAACTCAAGATCGGAAGCTACCACACCGCAGATTCCAAGATCGCGGTGAGTTGTCTCAGCATCTACAGAGAAGCGAACGCAGCGGCGTGTGTAGACGCTCGGATTGCCTACCGGGAGGATCAGAAGATCTCGTTCTGCAACGAGACCAAGCCCATCGTGATCTACAAGAATGGGAAAGCCGAGATCTATGAATGCGATAACGTTTACATCCGATCTGGCGCGGTTGTGGATCACGTAGCAGGATCTTACATCCGAGATCTCGGACACGCCGCTTCCGTTTGCCTCAAAGGTGGCAGCACCATTCATTCAGAGATGTCGAGTTGCCAGATCACCGCACTTCAGCCCCGGCTGGCTCTGCCGAACTTCGTTCGCATCGACGACCGTTACGTCTCCGTTGCGATGTATGGGTTCGGAACGGTGTATGTCTACTCTGGGACTGATGCCAAACTCTACGTCACGGACCATGCGACTGTGGTCTTCCGCACCATCGATCAGTACAACGCTGCGGCGTGCGTGATCCTGCGCAAGCATGGTCGTGCCATGCTCGAAGATGGTACTCCGCTCAAGGCCAAGAACGCTGACAAGTACAAGATCACTGCGACGAAGAGCGGGCACCGAAAGATCGTGGAGCGATGACGGAAGTCGAGTTCCGCGCTTTGCGCGATAGCATTCGTCGCGCAAAGCGAGAGGAGAAGCTCGAAGAGGGTGAAGAACCCTCGGACAGCTCAACCTACCTTGATGATGGAGAGCTCGACAAGGTGTTCGAGTTCACCACCTCGTGCATCGAGAGTATCGCTCGCTTGGAGAAGCAGGCAAATTACTCCGAGCAAAATCGGAATTCTCTCGAAAAAAAGATAAGCTCTCTAGAATCTGCAATGGAGAACTACAAGAGGATCCACCCGATCTGGATTGTTGCGCTTGCGCTTTTCCAGTTCTGGGTTGTGTTCCTTGCTGGAGCCACGCTCGAATGGAAGTTGCTCTATTTGAGAGGGGCTCACTTCTCGTTTGTAACCAACCTGATCTCAGGAATCTTCGCATTCGCCCTCGTTGTATGGGCGATCTCACACCACGAATCACGCTGGAATCGTTGAAAGTATAAGGAGAGAATCATGGCACGTCCAATCTTCAACAAGAAAACCGGAAAGCTCGTTCAGTCGGAATACAAGCGCAGGAAGGAGATCTTCGAGGATCAGGGACCTTTCTACAAGGTTCTTCAGCGTACCAACGATGATCATCTTTGGTCGTGCAGCGGAGGCCACAAGGATTGGGGCACCGACAAAGACCCTGCATTCTTCAGCACGGTTCACTCGGAAGGCTCTGTCTCGCTCTGCAATCATGGCCTTCACATCACCAATGATCCGAGAGCGTGGCACGCGGACTTCGAGGATCACGAGACCTTTCTGGTGCAAGTGCCTTGGACCGACCCGGACTGCGCCGTGTCCGAGATGAACAATGACAAGGTTGCCGTAAGCAAGCTCGTGCTCACCCGCGCAGCCTGCCCGATCGATCTGGCCAGGTTCGGGTTCGTCAAAAAAGGCACTTTCGTCGATTTGACGAGCGTGCATCTTCCAAGCGGGTACTCTGAGTTCAGAGTCTTTGGGAAGGCAAAATACGACGGCGACAACCCCGCCGCAATCAGTGTCTTTGCGGGAGGTGAGCTCGATGCGTTTGGTTTCACAACTTGTGTAACCGCGAACAACAATTCGCGCGTCATTGCAGAACGTTGTAGAGTCGCCAGCTACGAAAACACCTACGTAGAGGCTCGCAATGGCACCTACGTGGAAGTCTACGGGGGCTCCCAGATCTACGCGAGATCGGGCGCTGTAGTGCATGTGATGCCTGTCACGTACGCGGAAGGTGCCAACATCTACGCCGAGAGCGGTGCAACCCTCATTCTGGGCGTCGCGGCGAACGTCTATACACTCCCCGATGCGCAGGTTCAGATTCTCAACCCTGAGAACGCAAAGAAGGACTCGAGAGTCCTTACTGTGCTCAACGAGAACGGGACCTTCCACCAGTTTCACACCCTGCCCGCGGAGATCCCCGAGAATGCTCGAATCCTCCTCTGATCCAACGATCAGCAGAGAGGAGTTCGTGGCCTGGTACTTCAAGACAACTGCAAACATGGCTCGTATGTCTCCCGAGGAGCGGGGCCATGTTTGCAGTTTTGTCTTGAAGCATATGTACAAACTCACCCTCAACCTGATCGAACAGCGCGACGCGAAAGGTGCAGCAACATGAGCGAATTCATCGCAGTCAAGACCAGAGCCCCCGGCGATACGGAGGATGATCTTGCGGTTCCGCCCGACATCGCGGGAGCCATGATCTCCTGGACGCTCGCTCCGAATGGGGTTGGGATCGATGATCTCGTCACAACACTGGCGGAAGCTGGCTTCGACGAGAGCTACATCCCCGATGACCCCACCCCCTCGCAGGCCCTCCTGAACATGCTCAACCGTATGTTCAAGAAAGCTACCACACTGATCCGCTCCGTGCGCCATCCCCGAGGCGTGCAGGGTCAGGTGCAGGCGACCTATGCGGTCGTTCCCAAAGATGAGGGCGAAGAGGATAAGGTCATCTTCCGCGAGGAGTTCAAGGTGGCTGCGGTGCTCGTTCAGAAGGGTGAGCCCGGTAACACCTACATCGACTCCGATCTCTGGTTTGCGGACGAAGTTCCGCAGGACAAGATCGACACGATGCTCGCAGAGTATCCGACCTACTTGCGTACGATGTACTCTCTCGAACAGAGCCAATGGCTTACGAGGCTCTGCAAGAGTGTTCTCAAGGGCATCGTCATGGAAGGCGGGAGCGGTCACTACTTCATCGAGCCTTCCATGGTTCCAATCTGGCGAAAGCTCAACCGCGAGCTTCGCAAGCTCGGGATCTTTCTCCATGAGATCCCCGCCATGAAGAGCCAGCAGGCCGTGGAAGCGGTGCTCTCCTCGCTCCGTGCCATGCTCACAAAGAGCATGGAAGAGCTGGAGACCGATCTCCAGAAGTATGCGGAGAAGCGCAACGACCCGAACGCTCGGAAGGTTCAGCGGAGGGTCCTTGAGGAGCGGCAGAACCGCATGAACAAGGATCTGAACCTGAT